ACCCGAAAATTTAAGGTTCCTTTTAACCGAAACCGTTACAATTACAAAAAGCGTGTGCCGTAGAATAATAGTAGAGGCAGATGAAAACAGTGGCGCAGGTTTTACTTATTCAATAACTTTGGATACTATATTGTACACCTTTACTACAGGTGGGGGGGAAGACCAGGAAACAGCCATTGACGATATTATAAGCCAATTACCTGTTGCATATACGGGCACAAAGGTTGATAATAAAACATTGCGTGTTGATTCAGTGGATGACATGAGTGCCCTATGGAGTGGCACTTTCACCCTTTTAGAATTATGGAGCCCCGGGGATTTTATAAGCAACTTAACCGGGCCATTGTCTGTGCCCATTGGCAGCCTTGATACCATTATAACCAGTGTTAGTGGCTGGAAAGAAATAACTAACCCTGTAGCTGGTGTGTCTGGGGCAAATGAAGAAACAGACCAGGCATTATTGCTTAGGCGCAGAAGAGAACTTATAAAAGGCAAAGCAACAGAAAGTGCAATGAAAACAGAACTTGCTAAAGTGGATAATGTTTCTTCCGTCGAAGTAGTGAGCAACCGCACAAATGCAACTGTGGATGGGCAAAATAAAAAGAGTGTAGAATCTATTTTTGCAGGTGGGGATAATGATGATATTGCCCAAGCCATTTATGGAAATATAGCTGCTGGTATGGAATGGTTTGGCAGGGGTGGTTTTTCTGGTATAGCAACAGACCCATCAGATGGCCAAACATTTGTAGTGCCTTTTAGTAGACCTACTGAAAAATATGTGCATGTAAGGTTTACGCGCATTGACAACACTGAACAGGCCTTGCCTTCTGATTATGTTGTTCAAATTAAAACTGCAACTGCTGTTTTTGGTGCCAGCAGATATAAACTCGGGGATGATATAATTAAAACAGAATTAGCCATCCCATTTTATGCTGTACAGGGTAGTATTTTAACTAAAACCGAATATGCATTAACTGTATTGCCAGGCGACACCCCTACCTGGCTGGAAACAGATACATTATCAGTGGGGTCTTCTGAAATTGGTATTTTTAATGAATCACGTGTAACAGTACAGGATGCACCTTAAGGGCAATATATGGCAAAAGAACTAGAAGAATTTGACAGCAAAGAATTGGCGTTTGATACACTCAGCAGCCAATTCCAAAAGCCTGAATTTACTAAAATTGCAAATGTGCTTGGTGCTGTATTTGATGAAATAAATGAAACCCATTTTTATATTAAAGACGGTTTTGATGTTGAAACAGCTGTGGAAAATGAGCTTACCATATTGGGTAAAGTATGGGACGCAATAAGGGGGGGCAAGGATGACCCAACCCTCAGGGCAGAAATAAAAGTAAATGCTGCACGGGTTTCTTCAGGTACTTTCCCTGAATTAAAAGCTGCCTTGTTGACCCAGTTTGGGGGTAGTTTAGCTTTATTATATAATTTATATGCTGCAGGGGAAGAAGCAGCATATATAGCAGTAACAGATGCGGTAATAACACAAAAAGAACTCGAGGACATAAGTGCTGCAGGTGTTGGGGTTTATTTTGGTAGTTTTTTAATTGGTGAAGATGGTTCTGAAATAATCAGTGAAGCCGATGGTGATAATATAATTGGAATTGGATAGGAGTAAATTATGACAACGGCAAAAAGAATCCAAGAGTACCCTCTAACTGCATTTACAGAAACAGATGATATTCTGTATTTAGCCCGAGGCACAGGGGGAGGGCCAGGAACGGATCACCACATTAAAATAGAGGATTTAGTTTACCCAAAATATTTAAGTCTTACCAGTACAACACCAGTAGATTTAGGTACCTATAAGGGGGACCTAACAATAATGGCCAGTGGTACATTTACCATTACTTTTACTAATGAATTATTGGTTGGAAAACAACTTGTAGTTATGAATAAAGGTACTGGAGTTATTACTTGTGCTGGCACTGTGGCTGCCTCTTTAAAAGAAGATGAATCGCTCCGTGGGATTTCTGATGGTTCTGCAATGGCAGTTACACGGCACATCTCTATGGATGCCTCGGGTAATCTTGCTGCTATTAGTGTTATTGGGAACATTACAGGTACTGGGGCACTAAGTATAAATGGGGCTGTTAAATCAGGCACAACTGGTGCAAATGGTTCTTTAGAAGTAGGGCGTACTTCAGACGGTGCTTCAATAGGCTTTTTAACTACTGATGGCACCCACGTACATGTATCTAATACAGGTGCTGGGGGTTCTTTAAAATTAAAGACAGCAGGTAGTGATAGGTTAATTATAGATGATTCTGGTAATGTTGGTATTGGTGTAACACCAAGTACATTATTACATGTAGGTAAAAATCAAAATGGCAGCACCAAAGTTACAACAACAAATACTAATTCAGGAACATCAGCTTATTCAGGTATTGAAATTGAAGGGGAAAATGCTGTTGGATTTCTAAGAGCGCACTCAGATGCTAACACAGAACTTGGAAGGGGGGGCACAGTTGTACTAGGGGCTACTGGTGGCACTGCTAATGGCCTTATACTATATGCTGCAACTGAACGTATGCGCTTCCAAGGGGTTGGTGGTGTTACTCGTATGGAGCTTAATAACAATGTTCTTGCTTTTGGAGTAGCTCCAAAAGCATGGGACAGTAATTTTGTTGCGATGGACATTGGTTCCCATGGTACGGTGATGTCACAAAATACTGGTGCTGCTACCGATGGGATCTATATAATAGACAATATATATAATGATGCCGTATGGAAACGAAAGGCAACAAAGGCATGTGGTTATTATGTGACATCAGCTGGTGTACATAAATGGTTTAGTGACGTAAGTGGTTCAGCAGGAGTAGGCTTTACACCAACAGAGCGTATGCGATTAAATGTTGATGGGCAATTACTTATTGGTACTACTGTAGCCCCCATAACCGCCTTTCGTCAGGTAGTATTTAATGCTGCAACCTCTTCGCTTGCAATTTATCAGACAACTGCGTCTGGAACTGGAACAGGTAATGGCTCCTATATAGGGCACCACGATACCTCCGGTATGAAAATATGGGGGTATGAGAACCTGGGGATGACATTTGGAACTAATGACACAGAAAGGTTGACCATAAGTGCAGCAGGTGACTTAGCAATAAACACTAACAAATTTACAGTTGCCTATGCTACGGGTAACTTAGCTATAAATACTGATAAGTTTACTGTAGCAGGGGCCACAGGCAATACAGTGGTAGCCGGGTCACTTCAAGTAGGTGGTTCTATCATAGGCGTGATCAACAGTGCTGCCTATATAGAAGACATAAGAAATTTAAGTTCAGATGCTGCTGCCCATGGACTAAAAGTAAGAACTAATAATAATAACGCGGCTACAGAATTATTACGTTTAGAAGCAGCAGCAGCTACTAGGTTCACAGTATTTTCAGATGGTGGTGTATCTATGCCATTTATTCCTACATCAGGCTCTGGTAATGCAGTATATGTAACCGCTGCTGGGACCCTTTGGGAAAACACATCATCCAGACGTTTTAAAACTAATATACGGGAACTTGAATTGGATACTACTAAAGTATTACAATTACAAGCTACAACATATGAGCGGAAAGATAAAGAAGGTAAAGCAATTAAAGGCTCTACGGAACACGGCCCAATTGCTGAAGATTCTGCCAAGGTAGATCCTTGCTTTGCTACTTATGACAAAGATGGCAAAACCCCCCGGGGACTACATAAAGATAATATCTTGTGGGCACTACTTGAAGAAGTTAAAAAACTACGTTCTGAAGTTAATGAACTAAAAGGAGCCTAATTATGACCAGTAAAGAAAAGTTAACCTATGCCCTTGGTATAATAATAGCACTAGGTACAGGGTTTCAGGGGTATGTGGTTAAAGATCTCCACACGGAATTAACTTACATACGGGTACAACGTGACAAGCAGACAATCATATATGATAAAAAGTTTTCTAATATAGAGATAAACTATATGACTATGAAAGCCCATGACCGGGATTTGAAACGGGTTGATGGTAATATTAAAGACCTAAATAACAAAGTGTACTTATTAATAAAGGAGAAATAAAGATGGCTATTATACCAGTAACAGAAGACGGAAATTCAGACAAAGAGTTACGAATAACTGTAGCAGCTCCGGGCTTTTCGGATTGGTACATATTACCACAGGGAACTATTTTGACCAATGTAGAGGTTGTCCCGGGAGCCGGTGCTACATGTACTGTAGAAGCTACTATGGACAGGTTGATTAACCCAGATGGAAGCGTTGACGGAGTTGCATGGCCTCCACAGTCAGTAACTACCAGAACACAGTATACTTTGAATGGGAGTGCTTCCTTAATTCGGTTAGTGGTTAGTGTTGGTGCTGCTGTTATGATTGTAAAAGCGGTTAAAAGTTGAGCCTATGGCATGCACCCGTATGGGAGGGCTTTTGGCATCCACTTTGGACCACTACATGGAAACCTATTGAAACCCTGCTTAATACATCCACCTATTTCGATGGGGCAATATTTTTTAATGTAAATTTTGTTGGGGATGAACCTTTTACGGGTGATGTATATAATGGTGCTTTATTAATAGGAAATAGGAGTGCTTTGACAGGGGATTTTACACCTGACGCAGGTGTCCCCACAGCTGAATTAATCGAAGACCTACCATCCCCAACTAATGAGATTTTAATTGATGATGGGATAGCCGTGCATGATGATGGCGAATTCACATTTGACCCTTAAATAAAATGGAGCTAATACAATGGCTAAATTAAAAACAATAAAACCAGACAACACTTATTTAATCCCACCAAGACCGGACAATATAACATATGTACAGGTTGCTGCTGATTTACCAGCTGTACTAACTACTGGTATATATAGACTAAAATCTAGTATTTCAGTAGCAAGTTTTGTTCTACAGGCCGGGGCACAAGTATGGATAGAGTCGGATGGGAAAAATAAAGTATTAACCCTTACAGGCACAGGTGATTTAATTGGGGATGGTACAAGTACCCCAGGCCTTTTGGTAATGGAAGGTTTTGACGTAGCAATAACAGGCACAAATGCTACCTTATTTAATTTAAATGGGGTTCTTTTTAATTCAAGAGAAGTAAATTTCCTGTTTACTGCAACAGAAAACCAAACAATCGGAACTTTGATAAATTCACCATTATCTGTTTCATTTATTGATTCTATATTTAATGCTTTTGCTAGTGGTATTTCGGTGGATAATTCAGCAACCAGAACAGTAGCTGACCACTGTAATTTTACATCCGATAAAACGGGCACAGGTAATATTATAACAGTAGGTGCTAATTGCCCACGTTCTGAATTAACAAATCTTACTATAGATTGTGCCAATGCTGAAGCAATGTTTGATATAAACTCTGCATTTGTGGGGCAGGTTTTAGTTCAAAATTACACCAAAGTAAATGCTAGTTCAACAACCTATGCAGCAGGGGGCCTTGATAATAAAAGCATATATGTTAAAAACGATGAAAGCAAAAAGATTGGTTCTTTTGTTGTAACTGATAACGTGGAAGAGACCGTGATAGGGACTATTAATGTTTGGGTAGACCTTAATTTAGATGCTGCTGTGGCTGGTTCAAATATGGAACGTTTTAGCCTTACAAATGCAACTACAGGGGAGCTTAAGGTTTTGGCATTAGACGGGTTTGTAGGAACTGGTTTCGCTTCTATTTCTGCTGTTAGCGCAGGGGGTTCCCAGATATTTGAATTCAGAATAGTTAAAGATGGTGCACCCATGGCTGATGGTGTAAAGGCCCCCAGAAGTGTGGGATCATTAGTTGGAGCCTTGCCTTTAATAGTACCAGCTGCAGGGGATACAGCTGCCCTTTTTAAAATACAGGTAAGAAACATAGATGGCACTAGTAACATAACAGTTACCGATATGGTATTGGTTTTACAATAGGGAGTTATTATGAAATACTTTATACAATCAAAAGAAGAACTTACTAAATTTATTCATAGTAGCCTTACAGGTTGGGTTTGCCCAATATGTAAGCGGGACTTTGCCCCTAATGGAACTGGCCCTGAGCATTCCCCTTTCGCCCGGAAAGCCTTAAAACTTTTGTGGTGGAACAAAGCTATACAGCGTGCCGTTTCAATCCATGATTGGCGTTGCCATTTAGGGGAACATGAATACAACCTTTCCTTTGAAGAGATAACAGCGGAGTTTGAAAAGAATGTAAAAGAAGATATGGATGCCTTTATTGCCAAATATTGGTATCGTAGATGGATTTTACAATACGTTCTATACAATTGGGTGGATGAAGTTTATGCCTGGGCTGTCTCCGGTAAACAAGGTAAAAAAGCCTTTGATAAAAATGGCTGTACTACCCCCGGGGGCAATTAACAAATGTACTTTATTCCCACTGTAGAATTACTCAGAGTTGAAACCAATAAAAAGTATGGTACATTGGGTCTTTTAAAAATAGGCAAACGGGTCTTTTGTATGACATTAGAGCCCGGGGATAATTCTAATAAATCCGATATATCATCTATACCAACTGGGCAGTACCCATGCAAAAAGTATTTTTCTAAGAAGTATGGCTGGACATTTGAAATAACCGATGTTACAGGCCGTACCTACATACTTTTCCATTCAGGCAACATACTAAAGCATACCAAAGGTTGCGTGCTGCTAGGGCAACATGTGGGCAAATTATACAGTGGTAAACGTGCAGTGCTAAATTCTGGTTATACTTTTAGACTTTTCATGCGGATCTTCCGGGAAGTTGATGAGTTCCACCTTACAATTTCAGAAAGATATTAAAAAAGGCCCTCCTTACAGGGGCCTTTTAGATGTTCTAAGTTTAATTAAGTCCTACGTGATAATATCAATTCATCATTCTACTGTTTAGATTATTGCTCCAGGGGTTTGGGCCGTCCCTTTGTTACCCTGGGGTAGGATTTGAACCTACAAGTAACCAATCAACATTTTTTACACAGTAGCATACCTGTAGTCAACTCTTTTCGGTTAACAGTATTGTCTCATTATTGGCTGCTGTTGAAGAACATATAAGTCCAACTTCTTTTGCGTCATATAGGACGGCTTTAGCCATTGTACTGTCTTTCACATCAGTGGAATCCTGATATTGGATTTCTGCCCCAAAGACTATACCAGGGGTAGGTGGGGCCATTGCAAGCCCAATCCCTACCAGTACGCCCATAAGTAGCATTAGTATTAGTTTTACCATTTTTGCCTCTTGTTTAATTATACGTTTATTGTGGCACGCCTGCCTTGTACCCCTAATATAAAAACTTTCAGGGGTAATTAGTAATTATATTATTGTTCAGTATTTTCTTTATTAATTTGGGCCACCATGTCCTTAAGGGGTACAACAATACTGGGCCCTTGTTCTTTGTCAATTGCATTCAAAAGGGGCCTGCTTTGTATTGCAGGCAAGTTTTCCAGTATAGTTACAATATTTTGCAAAAAGTCTGCAGGTACCACTACGAAAGCAGCTTGGTCAATTGGATCAGGTGCCTGGGTGCTTTTATTATCAATATTTGGGTCTTCCCCATTTACTTTTTTGTTTTCTTCATTTTCATCTGGCATTATACTACCTCTTGTTTTTTGGGTTTATTTGTGTATTGGAATTCATCTTCAATTGCAGGATTATCAGTAACTTTAACTTCTGTGCGTCCTGTTGCCAGGTTCTTTTTCATGCTAAAAGTCCTGTCTGCAAAGGGCATTAGTGGCTTCAGGTGGTTTATTATTATCAGCTGGATGCCAAGTTCCTTGCTTAATTTACGCAATATTTTACCTGCAAGTGGCAGGTATTCATCGCTCAAATCTTTTAATGGTTGGTCAAGTACAATTGTTTTACGCTGCCCACTAAGTTGCAAAGCAGAAAAACGCAAACCAAGTTCCATCATATTAGCAACACCACCCCCATCATCATCTAAGGGGTATATTTTGGTTCCATCATAATCCTCGAGGTAAATATCAACATGTGTTCTATGGTTTTTTGTACCAAAATCCATTTTAACAATATACTCACCAGGAAACACGCTGTCAACCATGGCCTGTGTTGTTTTTACCAGGGGCTGTGCCACCTTTTTATTTATTTCAGCAGCCACAGTTTCCACAAGGGCCTCTGATTTCTCAGCCTGTGTATGTTCAGTAACGGCTAATTCCATTCTAGCTTCTGCCTCTGCCAAATCAGCTAGGCAGCCTTTTTGCTGCCCCACTAATTCAGAGGTTTTTTTGTCCATTAATTCTAGTCGCCTAAGCATGGTGCCACCTTAACCCCTTTTGAAATTGTTTTTACCCATTGACACACCCCTTTGCCCACACTTATTTCTGGTACGGTATTAGCATGCTGTAGCTGGTTATAGATGGCCACTGGTACCTTTGGGTAATCATAGCATACACCACTGGTGAACATTACCCGTAAGGTATTAGTGTCTTCTTTATAGCCAAAAGCAATTACATTGCTGCTTTTTTCCACTGGTTCACTTTCAAAACCTTCAAATTGTTCCATTAATGGCATTTAATCCTCCCAGCTGGGGTTTATACGTGTGTTGTTGCATGTATCACATTCAATATCACTGCCTTTACATGTAGGGCATATTTTGCCAATTTCTGCTTTGCCAAAATTAAAACATAATTGGCATGGTTTTTTACTTTTACCATTACAAACAGGGCACACTTCCATTCTGAATATTTTAGGCCGTTGTTCATCAGGTAACTTACAGGCACAGCGGTCACATGGTTCTTGTTTCGCTGCATCAAAGGTGCACCCTTTTATTTCTGCATTCCCCTGGGCACCTATTGTCTGGTAATACCCACACCCAGGTAAATAAGGGGCTTTATAGCTATCTATAAAAACAGTTATATCATCCAGCGCTTCAATGTACCCCTGGTATTTATCCCGTTTTAGCAGGTTGGCCAACAGTATAAGCAAATTAATTATACTAGTGCGCATGGAATCAAAACTACCCAAAAGGGCTGGCAGGGTGCTATTTTCAGCAAACAACAAAAGTGCCTCAGTGCCCATGGCTTCCAAATGCTTTTTTTGATCAGGGTACAAAAGCACCATTTGCTTGCGCATTTCGTCAATCTTTTTTTCCATTTCAGGTGTTAAGTTAATCAAGCAACACCCCCCCGTAATAATTCATCACATTCATCTAGTATTTCATTACGCTGTTCAGCCAATTTTGTTTCCTGCGCTGTTTCCTTGGCCACAAAAGTATCCCCTTCTTCCACCGTTGTAATATTGTATTCTTTGAGCCCTTCCAATACCTGTTCAATTTCGGTGTCTACTTTGATATTGGCTTCTTTCCCACTTTCGTAAGAGGCCCTTAATTCTGTTATTCGTGCCTGTGCTTCCATTTGTATTATCCTTTTGTTTTTAATGTAGTAGCAGCAAGCTGCACTTTTTGTAATATGTAATTACTTAAACTTTCTTCAATTTCATTAGTTGCAAGGTATGTTTCCATGTCCAACCAAAATTTCATTGTTAATTTTTCGGGTTCCTTCAGTGTTTCAAGCACTTCCATTATGCCTTTTTCACTTTCCACAATTTTTAAAATATGCTCATTTGTTGTTTCTTCAATTTGATCAGGTACATCAATCCATTTTATGCTAAATTTAATATTGGGTTCATATTCTATTATAGCAATTTTTGGCTGATATCCTATCATGCCTGCATCTTGAATATTAAGGCACCCGGGGTTAACTACATGCCTGCCATCTTTTTCAAAATGGAAACTATGGTGGTAATCCCCTGTTAAAATAAGGTCATTTTGTGGATATTTATCAAGCAGCATTTCAGCATGTTCAAAAGTACCTTTATCCTGCATATACCATGGTACTGATTTTAAATCAGGGAAAATAAGCCTGTGTACAATGGGTATATTTAAGAATTCTGCTTCAAAGAATTCATTGCAATTTTCTAATAATGTTACACCTTCCATGAGCCCAAATGAACTTAATGCGCTTTTTGGTAGGTTTTTCATTTGGTGGAATTGCAGGCTGTGGTTGCCTGGCATGCATATCCAGGGCACTTTGTAATTGTACTTACGTAATGCATTGGGGATCACATTTATTACGGTCAGGGGCTGCACAGCGGTATCAAATGTGTCCCCATTGTCAACTATGTAATCAACTTCTTCCATAATTGCAGTACGTACCACAAAATCAGCAAGTTCCTGTTGGCTTTCTAGCCAATCTGCGTCTGTACGGCAAACAGGGCGTTTTATATCCAAATGTATATCTGAAACATTTAATATTTTCATCTGTGATTCCTTTCGTATTGCTCTTTTGAACCAAAAACAAAACGGTCCTGCGCATCCCTTTGTGCATGGTGCAAACTAAATTCTTGGGGTTCATTATAGTCTATATCTTTGGAAATAACCAAACCCCATGCAGAATCATAATCTACCATATTCATATCTGCACTGCTTATTTTTCCACCCGTTACTTCTTCAGCATTACCTATAAGAACCCCAGTGCCTTTATGTATCGCTATTTGATTAACTTCATTAATAGTGCATATATCTTTTGTTTTTAGGGTAAGGGTTACCCCTTTGCCAATTGTTTCAATAGATGGGCCACCTGGGTACTTATATAATTTATACCAATAAATTTCTACATTTACAATTTCAACACCAATTATGAATTCATTAATTATTAATCTCATTTTAAGGCCCTCCCGGTTCCTTTGCATGCAGGGCATATTTCACCAAGTTCCTTTTCCATTTCTTGGTGCTGTGCCATGAGTTTAACTTTCTTTTCCCCTAATATACCAAGTTTTTTGGTTAAAACACTCACTGCAGTTGTTTTGGCCTGCATTGCACATATTTCTGCCTGTAGTTCTTCTGCATCTTCCACCAGGGCCATTATTTCTACCCAATCAGGTTGCAGGGCCTTTGTTTCTTGCCCCTTTTTCAACTTATCAACTAAAGCAGTTACATTTGCTATTTTTATGCCCCTTGCTTTTATTCCTGTCTGCAACTCTTCAGCAGATTCCAACATGGGCAAAATATAGGCCCAATCTGGTTGTTGTGCTTTTATGCCTTGTGCCTTTTTCAATTTAATAACCAAAGCAGTTACAGCACCTGTGCGTGCCCCCAATGCTACTGCACCACGGTCAAGGCTTTGGGCTTCATTTATAAGTTTGCCAATTTTATCAATGTGCTGTGTGGCTTCTTTAGTTTCAAGGCACTTTTTAAATTTTGTGGTTAACGTTTCCACATGCTTTCGTCTTTCCCCAATTACAACGATTTCCTGTTGCATTTTTGTAATTTCAGCCAATAAGGTTCCAATTTTTTCCGTATTGGGGAGCTTACTTTTACGTGCCAAGAGTTCACTAAGGCTATTTTTAGCGCGTGTGACATTATCCAACACAGTAACAATACTGTTGATATCAATTTCCAAATCTTTTGCATCTTCCACTAACTCCTGTAATTCTTCCAAATACTCAAATTTGGCAGCTTTTTCTTTTAATTCTTTTAGGTTTGCTTTGAGGCGGTTTTTCTGTGTATTTGCAGCAGTTTTTAAATCGTTGCATGCAGCTATGGCATTATCTGCCTCTGTAAAATCAATAAGGCCATTTAGGAACCTGCTGGCTTCTGCCCCACCATTGCCATCTGGGCGCAAAAGGAAAGGGGCCCCGTGTTGGCTGCCAAAATTAACTTCATTCATATCCAGTAGGGTGGTAACTTCATCTGGTACCCCTTTACCCACCGCTTTGAGGTCTGTTCCACTTACTATGTACAAATTATCTTTAGCACCGCCTGGCCCACGGCTGCGTTCTATTACCCCATTATCCAGTTCAAGCGTGAAAGAAAATTTACCAGTTATTTTGATTTCACCTTTTTTATTTATTTCCCTGGCCCACTTACTTACATAATTGGCATTACCTGGTTTGTTTTCATTTATTAAACGGATACCACGGTAAAAATTTGTTTTACCAGCGCGGGTATGCCCCACCAGCATATTGATGCCAGGGTGGAATTTAAGCAGTATATCTTCCCATGATTTTAAATTTATGCCATGTGCTGATTTAATCATTAATTTCCCCTTTTATATGGGTTAACACTAGTTCTTCTTTCATCATATAGGCAAGCCCGGGCCCTTCCTCTATTAATTCTTTGAATAAATTGATACGCACCTTTTTATCTTTTAATGTGTGCATTAGCTCAACTTCACCAAGCTTATTACATAAGGCAAGAGAAAGCTGTATCGCTTGAGTTGCATAAACCCAACAGTTATAGTTTTCTATTTGTGTTATATTAGGGCAAGGGTCCCCAGGTTTAATAGGGAAAAGTAAATTGAAAACAGCACCATCTGCCAAGTGTATTTTATAATTAGGAAAAGCCCCACCATAATCAGTACAAATATCTTCTTGTTTTAGGCAATCTTGTACCTTGAGGCCCATTTCACGTACCTCCTTCATAATTTCACTGCATTTTTCACTTGGTATTACAAAGTCGTAATCACTTTCTTTTGATACTTCAGCAAAAAATGCACGACTACCAGTGAACAGAAGGTTATAAGATACCTTAGCTTTTAGCCATCTGTAAAATTCAGCTTTATTCATCATCGCCTTCCTTAAACATGCTCTGCTGATCTACCCCTTCGGTTATATCAGGCACATCCATTCTTTTGGCACATACAGAGCCCATGCCCAATGCGCGGCTTTCTGCTGTTTTCAGTGGCCGTTTGCACACTGTGCATTTATCATACTGTGGTAATTTCTTCATGATGTACAACTCCATAGTCTGCAATTAATAGTGCATCACCCCTGCCATCCTTTGCACCGCCCCGTGGGCCATATAATTCTTTTTCAATTGTGGGGTATTTGGCAGCAGCTTTGGCGCATGAATCTTTTTTACTTTTGCCCCATAGCCCAGCATGCCTTTCCCAACGTTGTGCATTCACATGCATAAAAGGTATATTTTCATTATAGGCAAAAAGTATCACAATACCTTCTGCCTTGCCAATATTTTTACCTTGCTGCATGATACTATTACGGCCTGCATTTGGCCCATTTGCAATAACATGCTCTGCCCAAATGGCATCTATTGGATGTGTAGTCGAAGCAAGGGAACACAATAAAACATCTATTGCAATTGGGTCTATTTCCTTGTTTTCAAGTGGCATATCCCACACAAAGCATTCTTTTGTTTCTGTGTCAATTAGGGCAAATGCACCACTAATTCCATAATCAATTCCTAATACCCTCATATATTACCTGTATTTCCTTAAGGCACCTGCACCTGGTGCAGCTTTCAGTGCCGCGTCTTCTTCTTTTTCCCAGCGTTCAATTACCATTTGGTCTAATTTGTTGCGTTCTGCCTTGTTTTCTTCAAGGTAAAACCAATCCCGTATTTCCAAAAATTTACGTTCTTCCCCATTCCAGTCAAATACTGGGTTTTTAACTGTCATTTGCCCCTTATCAGAAAGCAGGTCCTTTAAGTAAATTAAATTTGTACCCACATCATCAATACCAAAGGTGTAATAGAAAAGCACATATATTATACGGCCAGGCCGTGATGTTTTGCTTTTTTTATTGACCACCCGGGTTATGCCCCCACAACTTTTACCATTTTTCTTTGCTTTCTCAGTTGCAAATATTTTTTGCACCGCATATAGCCATTGCACTGTATGGGAAAAGAAATCCATTGCACGCCCACCACTACGTTTTTCCTTCACAGGGCTATTTGGGTCAGGATTGTCCCTTAATTGAGATAAAATAAAGTACAATGCTTTTTTATGCCTAAGTTCGCATGCTATTTTTGGAAAATGGTGCATCGAAAGGAATTTAGGTTTTTCCATTTGGTAGCTACCATCATCCTTAACCTCTTTGCCCGCCTTGTGCTTTTTCATGCGGTCCTCTGCCATGTTGTCCAGTTGTATGGAACCAACACCATCCAGGCTGTCAACTGTAAGAATGGCACTTTCTGTTGTTTTACCATCCTTGCTTACTTTTAGATTGTCAAGGAATTCACGAACTGTTGTATCAAGTTTTTGCACTGTTTTTGGTACATCTTCCCATGGCATTGTGGCATTATAGTTATACAGGTCTTCTGTGTCAAAACTGTCCCCATATTCAGTGGGCATAAAAAGGTATTTAAAACCTTTGTTGATGTGGTTCTGATAGGCTGTTACCTCATGTGCAAATAGTGTTTTACCACTGCTTTTATCGCCCACATAATTAACAATCCATCCATATGGGTACCCAAGCACACCTTTTTTACCCCCTGCTTGTAAATCAAGCAAAAGGGTTCCTGTGCGCGCCCTGCCCCATGGGTCTTCAACAGAATATTGTTCCAAAAAAGAAGTATCTTCAAAAACTTCATCAATGTCATCTAATTGGGCTTTTTTATCTGATGCTTTGCTCATTTGGCATTGCTCCTAATGGGGTTCAACTTTTGCTTTATTTCGTCAACTTTGTCCCGTGGTACAAATACCATACCAAAAAAACGTTTTGGAATTATACCCAATTTATAGGCCAATCTGTATTGAAATGTGTGGCGCCACAATTTATCAGGTTTCCCACTGTTATTAGTTTCTTTGGATAGTTTAGAAATACTATACCAGTCAGCATGCGTATTTGCTTTTAGTTTGGCAAATTCTTTGGCCTGTTCTTCATAATACAAATATTTGCAGTCTTCCCCATGGAAATCTATTATTTCCCCCAGGCTGTCTTCATATTTAGTACGTGTGTGGTATCGTAAGAATTGCCTTGCAGTATTTGCATGGTAATGCAGGCCCTCCTCTGCCAATATGCGGAGGAAGGCTGCAGTTCTTATTTTATTGTAGGGTGCGGCTGCCATTTTGCCCTACTTTGCTTTTGTTGCCTGGAAACAAGGGTTAACAACGTCACATGTTTTCTTGCCTGGGCATTTACGGTACCCACCTTCTTTTACACCAAAGAGGCGGCCTTCAGGGCATTCACCTGCAGGTGTTTCTTTTGTTTCTTCCTGTAGGGTTATTTTCACTGGTTCAGGTTGTAGAGGCTTTTCTGCTTTTTTTGATTCAGGTTCAGCTGGTGCTTCTGCTGTCTGCGTTGCAGGCGCATGTGTTTCTGTTGTTTCTTTCGTCCCCTTCGCACCAGATGCAGGCTTTCCCGGCTCTTCCTCCTGTACTGTTTTTTGTACCCCAGGGGCAGGTGACGTTTCTTCATTAGTCACAGGTTGTGCTGTAGGCGCTTTATTGCCAAATGCAGCTGGTATTGTGCCATCAGTATAATATGCCTGCATTTCTTTACTATTGCAAACTATCATGAAAGTACTCAAATCAGTTATGCCTTCAACAAGTTCATCTGTAACAGGTTCTTCACGTGCAGGGAATTGGAATTCGCTGTAATCAAACCAATTTGCATCTTCTTCCTTGTCTGCACGGAAACTTATTGAACATCCAACAAGGTCAAGGCTTACGAAATCAATTACCTCCCCTTCTTCTTCCTTTAAGATTTTTATCTTTTTCTCAAGTTGCTCACCCCAACCAGCGCTTTTGCCAGTATATGGTGCATCCCACCAAGTAATTTGGCCAGCCTGTGGCCCTGTTATAGGTCTTAATAATATAATCCATCTACGGCTTGGTAATAGTGTACTGAATTGCCCATAAGCGGCAGCCTTTTTATCAGCCCCTTTCCCACCAGCTTTTTTCCACAAATCCCACATTTCTGTGCATAAGAAGCATGTTGGTTCAATACCTGCATCTTTCAGGCATATGAAATTTACTTTGTCTTCCCCAACACTACGGTGGATGGGCACATCCAGATTGTACTCAAGGCATTCAAGTTCATTCACATCCTTGAGTATATGGGGGTGTTGTTCATTGCTAATGTAATAAGGTATTACATCCACGGTATTACGCCCTTTCTGTACTTCAAAACGCTTAAAAGGCAAACCATTTATGGCATAATACCCACCAGCACTTTTACCAATGCTGGCACTGCCAACTGCTTCCTCACTTTTTTTGCGTCTTTTGTCACTTATTTTTCTAGCTCTTGCCATGGTGTTGCTCCTTGTTATTTGTTTAATCTTTCGCGTTTTTCACGTTCAATTTCATTTGATTCTTCAGTTGTTGTGGCCCCTGGTAATATACGGGGGTCACTCCAGTAATTTTTCACCCACAATGTAAGCAGGGCATCTAATGCATGTTTTAAATCCCCCACCTGGTCCACAGCAGAATCATATTTTATTTTTTCAATTTCAGCAGCTAAAAGTGCTTCTTCCAGTTGCACAATAACTGGTTCCATATCTATTTTGGCATCAATGTCTTCCCGGGTAGGCTCTTTTGTTTTAATATTCTGCCTACCCTGTGCCTCATATAATTCAATATCCTTAGTTACTAAATTAACTTCTTCAATAGCGTCCTGAACATCCTTATCAGTTTTTATATAAGCATCAATGTCCTCTTTTGTGGGGTCTTTTTGTTTTCCGCTTGGCGTTGTGACTATTTTACTAGCTGCAATTTTACGCGCTTCTGCTTTTTTTGTTTCCAATTCCCCCAATGCATCACGCATGCGGTCTTTGGCTGTTAAATAATTCTGCAATGCAGGGGGAACACTCTCATCTGAAAAAGTCCTTTTATACTGGGCTATTATATCCAGTCTGATTTCACTTCTTTTTTTCTTTAAAGTTTTGGCCAGTTGTTTCACTTTTATTTTTGCTTGGCCTTGTTCCGTTGTCCAATAGTGTGAAATGTTGGAAAAATTCTCCCAGCAAGCGACCATGTCACTTTTGTCAATTTCCATGTCCTTGCTTAATAAACGAACTGTTTCCAAAATAACTCCTGTTGTAATTGGGGTATGTTACTACCCCTATTATAAAAAGAAAGGTTGTTAATCTTCCTCAGGTTCCAGTATATTACTGATTTTAAGCACTAATGTACCCCAGGCAGTTGATTTGTTATAGAATAATGAGCCATCTATTAAATGGTCCAATACATCTAAATTACAATTGCTACCTTTGCCCCCTGCCAAAATGTTATTGGCTGCAGTACTAACCAGTTTGCATCGTATGCCTTCAGGGCTTGCAGTTTCCTCTTTTTTCATTGTGCCCAAAAGCGCAAATATTTCACTTTCCTTTACAGTACCACCTGGCCAGAATATTGATTTTATCAAGGTGCCCATATCCTTGGAATCAGCAGCCATGGTTGCCACAGCACCTTCATCATTAAGGCGTTCCAATGCCAATGTTTCATCAAGTTTGGAAATACTTTGAAGTAAATTAAGGGCTATTGCTGGACTGCCTTCTGCAAGTTCCACAATTTTTTCAATTACTGCATCAGCTGTTTCAAGCCCCTCACTGTCAATAACTTCCTCAAGGAGGTCTGTTATTTCCATTTCATTAAGGGGCTTCACAATAATTTTGGTAACCCTGCGCATGAATGTCTTTTTGAATTTTGAAATATCTGTGGTTCCAAAAAAGAAATAGTCAGTTGCTGGGCACCCGTCTTCCAATAATTTAAGGAAAGCTTCCTGGGCCTTTGGGGTTAATTCATGGGCCTCATCAATGAACCAGCAACGGTTGCCAAACGGTTTTGTGCGTACATCACGCTCCATTACCCTAACATCATCAATACCACCATTTGTAACTGCATTCATTTCTATTAGGTTCATTACATTATCACAACCAAGGTGTTTAGCTGCAATTCGTGTTAATGTTGTTTTACCGCATCCACTTGGCCCAGTCACCAAAAATACATGTTGCCCTTGTGGGTCATCCAGTTCATTCTGTAACTGCTTAACAGCTGCTGCATTACCCAGTACTTCCTCCCATGTGCCTGGGCGGTACATTTTATCATAACCAAATGTCTTAGCCATGCAAACCATCCTTTTTTTCTAAAAGGGTACAAATGCCCTCTATTGTTTTACACGATTCTTGCCACTCTTCATCTGTTATTTCATAGTCATATTCATCTTCTACAGCCATGGTAATTTGTATTTCATCCATACTGTCAGCCCCAATTTCTGTGAGCGTTTGCTTTTCTTCTAGGCCAGAGGGTGAAACACCCAATACAAGGCCTATAATCTCTTTTACTTTTTCTAAATGCTTCATTCATTACCCTTTTTTGCCTTTCGTATTAATACCATCTGCCCATTTTTACACCACAGGAGCTTTTTTCTTTTTTGCTTTTATGTGCCCGCTTTTTACGTGCCATAATTATTTTATTCTTAATGCGGGTGCTTTTCTTGGGGAAAAAAATACCACACCCAGTACTTAAATAAGGGTTGTAGGTGCTTTTTCCCTGTTCTCTGTTTTCTGTTGTAGATGCAGCTGCTATTAATTTAGCAAGTTGTAATGCTATTCCTAATTTCATACTATTGTCCCTCTTCCGTTTTAATTAATTTTGGTTCAGGGAATAAAGTCCCTGCTTTAACGCCTTTTTCAATTGTGTCTTTCAGTTCCTTTTTAGAAAGCTTCTTTTCCACAACTTTTTGAATAGCCTCCCATGCCCTTTTTGCAGCCCATACCTTTTTTAAATTTTTGGCATGGCTTGGCAGGCACACACTTATTGCATAACCAAACATTGGGTTTTTATATGGCCCAATAAAATCAGCCACATTGAAAAAAAGTTCTTGGTTTTGTAGTATGCATCTTACTGCTTTTTTACGATTTGCAGGATGTTTTACATTACAAATAAGTCTTTTATCTTTTGGGGGGTTCCCAATTCTAAATAGTTCAGTTATTAAAATCTTTGCCATATGCAATTGCCTTTTGTTCAGTAAAGGGTCTTCTTTCCCTAAATTCCGATTGTTTCCCTGGGTTAAAATTTGCCACAGGTCTATGGTATCCCATTACTCTAGTCCAAATTTCACATTTAGTTCTTTCAGTATCATTAAGTATAATTGCCACACCCATTAAAATAACCCGCCACCAGTTTTTATTTCTTTTATTCCTGGTATGGAGGCCATTTTTGGCTGTGTAATTACAACTGCCTTCTCCCCCTTATTATACACAGTTTTAGGCATAACAATAGGTTTTTCTGCTTTTTCTATATCAAAGGGTAAATCTTCAGGCCCACCATTTATGTACCCACGCTCCTTTATCCTATACCTTATGGTTTTTTCCATTTCACCACTTTTAACTTTTGCCTTTATGAATATTTCTGTGTTTTCAAATAAGGTGCTTTTCTTGTAAAAAGCAAGGCCTATTACAAAAGTAGTAGTTTTTTCGTATGCCAGGTAGGTTCCCCCCTGTTTCCGTATAAAGAAGCAGAAGCCTTGGCACTCAAATTCCTCATCCAGTTCATCAGGGGGTAATGGTACTGTTTCCCACATAACCCCACGGATACCTTTCCGTTCTTCCCTTAGTTCTTTACTACGTGTGCCACTAACAAATTTCATTATGTTCATGTAATTACTCCATTATACAGGGTTGCTGTTTACATCAAATTTTACCATTTTGGCCCAGCTTCCCCCCACTTCTGTCATTTCACCCTCAAGTACCAATGGCACAATAATCCAGGGCCAGCGTTCCATTACGCCCTCTACACCCCAATAGCGTGAAATCCTATTGACTTCATTTTCTTCACCTGCATAAACTTTGAATGCAAATTCATCATGTATTTCCCATGCAAGTGTGCTGCGCAGGCCCTCTTCCTTTACTTCCTTGGCTGCCTGTGCCATTGACCACAATTTCACATGGCTTGCAGGGCCCTGTGTTTTCCAGTTGCAAAATTCAGTATAACCAAAAGGGCCTGTATATCTGCACCCATTAAGCGTATCAGTGTACCCATCTATTTGGAACTTATCCCAATCTTCTTCCCTTAGGTCTTTATATTCAGGGAACCATTCCCCCCAATACCATTCATATTTGGCAATAACATGCTTTAAAAACACTTTTGGGTCATCCCACCCTTTTTCCCTAAAATACTCCCACATAAGCGGAATAAGCTTACAATGCTTATAAAGGCTGGGGGCAATACTAAAAGGGCTTGCCCCATAAATACCAGGAAATACAGCATCACTTTTGGTATTTTGGCGCACCACACCACGTATAATTTTGCCATCGTATTCTGTTTCCTCCATTAAAGAAACAAAATCATCCTGTAAATCAAATAAATTATGGGTCCAATCCCAGTGCATGTCGCTTTTTAAATCACTTGCATAGGCCAACCAGTTTTTATCTGGGTAATTACATGCAGCAATCATTGTTTCAAGTGCTTTGTAATCCCAGGCCATAAAGCGGTAATCATCACCCGGTTTAATGCAGCTGCGTATTATGTTTTTAATTTTGGTATTGTGCTTTGGTACATTTTGGGCATTTGGGTTGCTGCTGTTACCTCGCAGTGTTACTGTAAGCAGTTTATAATATGGGTGCACTTTGCCGTCAACGCATTCATGCAGGTACCCATCCAAATAAGTACCTACTATTTTTTCAAGCTTCTTAATTTCCAGTATTTCATTGGTGAATGGGTGGTTCATTTTTTCCATTACTTCAATATCAAGGGCCTGTTTCCCGCTTTTGCCACTGCCCGCCTGTTTTTTATCTACATTTTTAAGCCCTAATGTAGTGTACACATGCTTGTAGAAATTGTTTCCACTGGTGGTTCCATCCCAACCAAGGCCAAATTCACCTTTTTTGAGTGCTTCCAGTCGTTCTTTTATTTCATGCTCAATATCAACTTTTTGGTTTATGGCATGTTCAACATCAAATAATTGCCCCTGTATGTGCAATTCGCTTAAAGCTTCCATTTGCCCATCAAGGAGGAAATCAAAATCAAGATGAGGGTGTGCAGCAAACCATGCCTGTTGCTTTTTACGTAGTTTCCTACACCAGAAACTATCTAATGCACAATAATGGTACAGTTTGTCTTTTGGTGCATCCTGTATGCGGTTGAACCCGTTTTCATCTTTTTCCCCTTCCCCTTCTAAATAATGGGCAATATCCTCATCATAATTAAGTACCCCAAAATGCTTATATACAAGGTACTTTTGCCCGCATGGTTTTTGGTTATGGATCATGTGTTCCGCAAGCAGGGTGTCCCAGGCCCAATTTACCACTTTGTATTGTTCCCCCATGTAACCTGCACGGAAATACACCCAACGGTCTTCAAATGGGTCATTATGGGCCACTTTGCCAATTTCATCATTGGTCATTACTTTCTTAAATGCTGCACAGAATTTCTCATTTTGTATAAAAAATGGCATGCACACACTTTCTTTATGATCAGCAATAGAAACACATTCGATAAAATGCCCTTCTGCCTGTGGTTTTAAGCCGCTGGTTTCAAAGTCAAATTCAATAAGTGCTTTACTGCCTGCCCAAAAATCATGCATAATATCCAGGTATTCTATGGCATCTTCTACATCCCAAATTATACGGGTGTCTTTTTCCTTTGGTTCATTATTTGGAAATTCATAATTTTCTGCAGTCGCCTTTGCCACAGCATTTTCAATGTCACGTTCAAAATTAAGCACTGTTACCGGGTCCACTTTTTTATTCTTTTTGTTCATTGTTCTGTGGATTTCATGGGGGCTATATGTGGGGCAGAGCCATGCCTTTAATTGTTGATCAGGTATTGTTTCACTGTAAAAAGCATTATATGGGGTTCCATTTAGGCGCCCTGTAAGCCTGCTGTTTATTACGCCACGTGTTGCAGCACGGCCTAATAATATAACCACACGGGGCTTTAATTGCTTAATTTCACGTAGTATATTGGGACTGCACTGGCCAATAGCAATATCGTTGGAATTAGAATCAGGGCACCTGCACCGTACAGCAGTTGTTACCCAGCAATCTTTTTCAATATGGCAATTAAATTTGCGTAAGGTGTCTTTCAGCCTGCGGAAACTATCTTCCTCTGAAAGCAATAACCCAGAAATATCATCAGCTGCACTTGGGGTATCAGTTACAATTAAAATACCCTTTTTGCCCTGCCCTTGTGCTTTTATTTTTGGATGTTTGGCATTATACTGGTGGTTGCAACCTTCACACCCTTGGGCAAAGGGACCTTTCTTTTTTGCGCCTGTACTTGTGGGGGTTGTGAAAAGTGGCATAAAATTTCCTGTTTTTAAAATATGTAATAAAATGGCTGCTGCCTAAGAGATATCTCTGCGCGGGGCAGCAGCCCACAAATATACTTATATGGTTATTTGTGTTTATTCAGGGTCGCTTAAGTTGCATATAAGGTGCCTGTAATGTTCTGCTTCAAACAGCAACACTGTAACAGGCCCTTCCCCACCCTGTATTTCAGTAACCCAGAAATCCTTTGATTTTGTGTATATGTCATGCAGAAAATCAGTGGGGTATAGGCAACTAAAACCTTCTTTGATTTTAATTCCATCTGTAGGCCAATCAAGGGCTTCTTCACTGGTGCTGTCCTTACTTTGGGAGCTTATCATCAAATGTTTTTCTGTAAACGAAAGTTTCACAAAATACAATGAAGCATTGCCATCCTTGCCACTGCTTTTTGCACTCATAATACCCACACGTTTAATTGCATCCGGGAAACCTATTGGCAATGTGCCTGCAACAGAATCTTCCTTTTTTTCCAGGCTTGCAAAGTTTTGCAAAAATGGTACAACTTGCTTGGATGGTTCAATAGCCAATAGTGTGCAACTGAATATTGTGCCCTCAGTTGTTTTAAAATGAACCCAAACATCTTTTTCAACTTCACCATCACTGTTGGTGTGGCATTTGGTGTAATGGGTAAATTTTTCATCCAGTTTAAGCAGCTGGCTTGTATTCTGCAGGCTAATCCAAAAATTAGCAATTTCGCCATCGTCATCCAGTAATGGGGTTTCAAAGGTGTAAATATTTGAGCGCATTGCATCCGTGCTGTACACATGGTTATCATCAAAAATTGTACCTGCATATGACTCTTTAGCATTATCAGAAATTTCACACAGCTGCAGGGCCTCTTGAAAATCTGCGGGCAGTTCAATACTGGGGTTAATATTATGTAATTCAGTTACATATTCAGGGGTGGCTATTTCTGTAATCCAGGACAATGTTGATTTATTGCGGCCACATTTAATAACCAGCCCTTTTTCACTTGTTTCCAGTGTTATATCATTGGACTTGAAACTTTGTACAAGTTTAAAGAATTTTTCACCAATAATTGCCCCTGAAATACCCTCTGTGTCTATTTTAACACTGGCACAAATTGTACCATTGAATGTATGGAGGGCACCATCACCAAAAATAATGGTGTCAGCACCTGCCAGGGTGTTTTTGCCTTTTACAATACCAGGCATTACTTTTTTAATAGCACTAAGAAGTGCTGATTTTTCGATTTGCATTACTGCTCCTTTTGATTTTTGTTTCTACTTATTTGTTCGTGGTCTAAGTTTGCTTCAGACCTAAATGTTCTAGTTTTTCCCAGCCCATAATTATGGTTATCCGTTACAATTTTTCTGGAATCTAAGTCTTCTAGGGCAGCCAAAGCTACGGCTGCTGTTTGAATCAATTCGGTTCTATAATTAGCCCTGCACCTTTTGTAAGTTTCTAAGGAACTATAACCCCCTGAATCCTTATAAGCTTTTTTAGTGAATTCCATTTCGCAGACTTCTTTGCATACCTCCCCATATTCCTCACCAAGTATACACATCCAAAATGAGGGCTCATGGTTTTGAACCCCCCATTTTTCATCCTGTTTTTGGCGTTCCCCTTTTACTTCATTTATAATATCATTTTGCCGTATGGCTCTTTTATACTCATTCATATTTGCATCCCCCATTATACAGAAACCTGCCCTTTGATTGCTGGGTGGTGCTTATACCCAATCAACTCAAAATCCTCATAGGTAAATTCATCAATATCTTTTATTGCAGGGTTTATTTTCATGGTGGGCAATGGCAGTGGCGCCTTGCATAATTGTTCATCAACTTGTTGTAAGTGATTGTTATAAATATGGGCATCACCAAAGGTGTGGATGAAATCACCAACTTCTAAATCACATACCTGTGCAACCATCATGGTAAGTAGGGCATAGGAGGCAATATTGAACGGTGTACCCAAGAACATGTCAGCAGAACGCTGGAACATTTTACAACTTAATTTACCATTTAGCACATAAAATTGGAAAAAACTGTGGCATGGGGGTAGTGCTGCTTCTTCAATTTCACCCGGATTCCAGGCTGTAACAATAAGTCTACGGCAATCTGGTTTGGTTTTTATGCGTTCAATTACATTTGCAAGCTGGTCAATAAGCTTATCCTGGCCTGGGGGGCAATCTGAAGCATAATACATGGGGGGTTCCCATAAACGCCATTGTTTTCCATATACAGGCCCTAAATCGCCATTTTCGTCGGCCCATTGGTCCCAAATATGCACCCCATTATCATTAAGGTACTTAATATTTGTGGCCCCTGAAATAATCCAAAGCAATTCATGTATAATGCCTTTTAGGAACATCTTTTTGGTTGTTACCAACGGGAACCCCTTGGAAAGATCAAAGCGCATTTGTGGCCCAAACATGCTTATTGTGCCTGTTCCTGTGCGGTCACCCTTTTGGGCGCCTTGTTCCTTGATTTCTTTTAATAAACGTAAATATTGTCTCATTGTTTCCTCTTTGTTGTTTTAAAATATAACACCTTTTTCTGTAAGCTGTTCAGCAATAATACCCCAATCAGATATGTGCATTAAATTTTTATCATCAATGTAAATATCTGCACTTATTTTGCGGCAATCCACACCATATTCCCTTATTTTACTTGGTAAATTTGTGTTAATATAATGGTGGTGTACATCCATTTCCTCCAGGAACTTTTCAACATCCCCCATGGTGCCACCTACTCTGCAGGTGTTAATTATAATAAAATGCCCTGCTCTGTACAGTTTATTGATAACATTTTTTGCCATTGGTAATATTGGGCCAATTTCTGGGTATTTGTCTTCTGCTATTGTACCATCAAAATCAATTGCAATTACAAACCGTTTATATTCGTGCATTTTCACCCCTTAAAAAAGTCCCCATGAATTGGCCTTGATCCTTGTTTTTGATGTGGCAAACCACTCTTCCCCTATTTCTATACCCAGAAATTTACGTTGTGTGTCTTTGGCTGCCACCCCTGTTGTGCCACTCCCCATAAATGGATCAAAAATAATATCACCTGGGGAACTAAATTTAGTAATTAAATGGGCAATTAGTGGCACTGGTTTCTGTGTTGGATGGAGTGCATTTTGAGTTCTTGGGTACCTCATTATATTTGGGGTTCTTTTTCCATTTATTGCACGCTGGCCTTTTTGGGCAAATATAATAAATTCACATTGGGGAGCAAAATCATGCTTTAAATCGCCCATACCTGGTTGACCTTTGTCCCATATAAGTATATTTTTAAGAACAAAAACTTTTTCGATTATTTTTTTGAACTCATCAATTTTATGCCAACTACAGAAAAAATAGTGCCCCGTGTTGGGCTTTGCAACCCTATAGCATTGATTTATGAACTCTGGGAGCCAGTCAAGATTATCATCATTGGCTATTTTTGCATGCTTTTCCTTTCTCATTCCCGATTGATAGTCCATACCATAAGGGGGATCTGTGCATATCATATCAACAGAAGCTGGTTTCATGCTTTTTATATAATCAAAAGAATCCCCATTAACTAAAGTATATGAATTACCAGTAACTGTTTCCATTATTCCACCTTTTTAGGTATTTGGTTAGGGTCACTTAAATCAAATCCCATGAAATTAAACTCCCCTTTTATTCTTTGCTTCAAAGCTACAAAATAATCAGGATCTAGTTCAAACCCCACAAATTCCCCACTTTTCTGGAATCTTTCCCATGCTATTGCATGTGATCCTGATCCTAAATGTGTATCTAATATTTTGAAATCAGGTTTTGCATAGTTTTGGAGTAACCAGGAATAAAGGGCAACTGGTTTTTGTGTTGGATGAATCCGAACCTTATCTGCCCCAACAATTCTTTTTTTATAAATTTTAGCTGGTGAATTAAATGAAGTCCATGCAAATTCACACATTGCCATTGTGAATTTTTCTGGTTGTACTTTATCCCAAACTAAAAAGCAGGGCATTGGGAAAAGATGTTCAATCATATAATTCCCACCCCAGACAATTTGGTTTTTAGAGACGCGGAAAAGCTCTGCAAAATAGGCTTTATCTGGTATTTTTTCATCTGCGCCTGCAAACTTTTTATAATCCTTTTTGGAATTCCCTACTTTACCACCAGCCATACCTATTCCATAAGGTGGGTCCACAATTGCCAAATCAAAATAATTATCTGGGTATTGTGCCATCCCTACCATGCAATCTTGGTTGTAAATTTTACGATTGCCTACAATAAATTCATCCATTTAACACCAAGAGCAAAAAGTACCTACCCCTTATATAAAAAGTTGTGCGGGTAACACTTCAAAATAAAAGCCAATGTTCAACATTTTCATATAGCCCATGTCCCCTGCAAATAACATCCTAATACTTTTTTAAAAAATAATGCATTAGTTTAAAATATTCCTTTATATAATAGGGGTACAAAGGAGTATTTATGGGTTTATTTAACGATTGTGAAGATTTGCAGGAAACTTTTGAGTGGATTGTCGATGTGTCTAAAACATGCAACAACATATATAAAAAGGCATGCGAAGAAAATAAGGAACTTGCTGCTGCAATGGATGTACCATTTACTGTGCCCACTTCTGGGATGACAAAATGGGTCAAAACATTCAATGAATTAGTTGCCAAATTGGTAAAGGGCAATAAAGCTGCTTTTAATACAAAAGAACACTTGAACAAGGGGCAAGACATACAGGACCTTTTTGACCATGATCGACCAAGTGTATTAGGTGTAATTGAACACTTGGCCAGAAAATACACAAAGGCCCGTATTACACCTGGGTACAGAAAAGGTATTACACCTAAAAAAATCAATTTGGCCCATTTTATTTACACAGACTTCCCCCCATTTTTAGCCCAGCAGAATTTTTCACTTGCATTATATTGGCTTAACACTGAAGCACCAGGCACCCCAGATGAAAAATTCCACCAGGCACTTTATACCCTAAATAAATGTGGGGTGCATGATTACGTTATAACCCCCTTTATCATTTTATTAGGGGAACAAAACACAAACACACAAAGGGCCCGTTTACTTGACAGTATATTGCTATTTGTTTCTTGGTATGAAAAAATGAAAGCCAGTTTCAGTGTTAAAAATTATACACCACCAGGCTGGTTCTATGTTGGTACAGCTGAAAAATTTATAAAAATGTTTTATGAGTACATTTGTGATATTTGGGGGGGCGACTTTGTGGTATTCCCCAAACCAGTTACAGATGACCCAGAAAAATCATTATTCAGAAATTACCTCGAGTGGCTTAAACTTAATTTTAGTGTTGATTTTTTCCCAAAGGAACAAACAAAATTTGTACCCCGTGTAACCCCCAATTATAAGCAGACAAAGGAAGAACTGCGCCTGAAGGTTACAGATCACCAAAAATGGCGTGCAGAAGTAATGCCCAAAATAACAGCTGCTGGGTATTCTCAGGAATAAATTTTATTTTTTAAAAAAGTGTTTGCATTTCCTTTTGCTTTTTGTTATTTTGAATTATAAGGAATTAAGGAACTGAGGAAAACAATGACTACTGGGAATAAAACAACAACAGAAGCACCTAAAAAATACCTGTATACAAATGGAAGATGGGGTTTGCGAAGATATTTAATAGCAAGAGAAACCGCTAAAACTTATTTTTTATATATCAATGAGGTATATGAAGAACCTGTTAGAAAAAATAAAATGAGTACAGGTACGGGTTGGCACGTTTCTTCTTATAAAGAAGAAACCCCTGAACTTTTAGCATTATGGAATAAGGCTATTTTAAGTGCAAAAGCTAAGGAAGCCTGTGATTATTTTATAGGGCATGTTAACAAATTAAGTGGAGAGTTGCAAAATCAGTTGATTGAATTGGCTGAAAGCCATAAGGATGCACATGCATCTATGGAAAGGGGTTAATATGAAACAATCACAACACACTGAAAATGTAGAAGATTACATGGGCATGATACATAAGGCCGTTAAAAAAGTAAAACCAAGTGAAGCCCTTTACCAGGACCTGGTATCTGAGGGTATTTTGATTTTTTATACAGCGCTCAAATGCTTTGATGAAACCAAAGGGGCCAAATTCAGTACCCATTTAACCATACACCTGCAGCAGCTCTTCAACCGTTATTGGTACAAATACCAGGATAAGGCCTATTTGTTCAAATATAATAAGCAGCAAACTGCCTACAGTGGCCATTATGTTAATGGGGGTGACTGTGGGGGAGAGCGTGCGGACATGGATTTTGTACAGGAACCTGTTGACGAAAACCAAAGGATGGATCTTGCTTTATTGTACACTGAACTAACACCTGATGCAAAGCACCTGCATACAGTAATTACATCAGGCACCTTAGTTGCAGAGTTTGGCAAACAACTACGCCTGACCATTACCAACCTGCTTAAAATAGTAGAAGAATGGGGTTGGGACAGCACACGCCTAAAAGCTGCATTAATTGATTTACGTGAATTCATATATGAAATGTTTGAAAACACTGTGGAATTAGACACATTGGGCTATAAGCACAATAAACTATAAAGGAGACATATGTCTTATTACATAACGAACCCGGGCAGTGATTCTGCTGAAAAAATTGAAGCCCTTTTTAAAGAATACCAAAAATGCAGGGTACAAAGGCACAAGTTTGCAAAAGAACTTGGGGCCACAGATTACCTTGTAAGCCATCATTTCACTGAACGTGGTATTAGTGGTTTCCGTTTTGCTTCTAAAAAAGGCATATACTGCATCAATGATGAACTAAAAGCCAAAGAAGACGGAAAAGTACCTAAGGGGCTGCGTTTCGACAGAAAATTGGGTGCTTGGGTTCTTGCATTAAAAACAGCTGAAGGTAAATTACTGCAATCAAAACTTAGAGCATTGCCAAAAGTAATACCAGGTAAAGCACGGCTGCTGCTTTCCACCACAGACAACCCAGATTTAAATATTGGTGAAATAAAACGCATTGTTAAAAAGTGCCCTGTAAAAAGCTTAAGGGGCGGTTTTACCTTTATAACTGGCCTTTTTTCTAAAGGTGAAGTACCAAAAGATTGCAGGCCAATAAAAAAATCACGTTATTATTACCTTTTAGGTGAATAAATAGTAACACATTACTTTTAATATTGTATACTTACTGTGAGTGGCAGAAGTAATTACCTGCACACAAAACACTCGCTCTTTTGGTAATGGGAGGGGGGGCAACCCCCCTAATCTTTCCTAATGAGGGCGGGCGACCCATTATCATAAAATTGGAAAACCCCATTTTTATGTGTTGAATAAACTTTGTACGCTCTACATATACGCCCATTAGAAACTGGGGCCCTTAATACCAGTTTTAACCGTTCTGCAACCCCTGATGGCAACTGAAAGGGGCTCGAAATGCCTTACGTGCGTCCTTTTGTATTATGCATTTGAAACAAGGGCCCAGGCGGAGCAGGGTATGAACCAGGCCGTCGAAACTCGAGGGGCAGCCCTGGGACCCACATTGCTGGGGAAAATGTATCAAACGCGCGCTGTCCCAACAAATGACACCTGTACAATGGGCAACCATTGACTAGGCTATATTGTAGGTTGTGAAGTCAGTAAAGAGGGCCACAGTGCAAGCAAATGCACTAATCGATATAGAGCATCCAATAGAATACACTAAAAGTGGGACCTAGGCGTACAGTCTAGGAAAACTCCGCCAAATTCCTAAAAGTAAAGTATATATACCTATGTCTCTTATGTTCCTATGTTACTTTGTATTGCGGGGGTGGGGGGTTATCATTATAACTTTTTATAATAGGGGTAGGAGGATATTTTATGACTAGAATTGGAATGATAGGTTTTGCAAATGCCTTGGGCCTCGGTGCAGCAGAGCCTAATGCAATCAGGATATTAATGGACCTACGGTTCAAATGTGTTAAGGCAGGCTATGATATCCCAGAAATTAATAATATACCTGGGCCACATGCTGTGGCAAAATTAGCATGGTTACGCAACCACATTGCAGAATTTAAAATAGAGGTTGAATAATGCTTTTTGCCAAATTAACATGCACCAAGGACACTACATCTGGGGTAAGCCAATATGGGCGTGTTTATTACCACCCAATAAACCTTGTCACAGAAATTTCATTTGGAAGAGTTAATAGTGAATTAGGCAGAATACCTGGGCAATCTGTATTGCATATTGGGGCTGGTCCTGAGGAGTACAACTTAGACTATTTCAAATTGGAATGGGTTGATGAAAGTGTTATGTGCAAAGAAACAAATGGGTACGGGGGTGTAATATGAAATGGTACCTGATTTATGATAAAACAAATGTAAAAAAGGGTAAAAAATACCTGGTAAAGGCTGCTAATTGGTATGATGCTGCAGATTATATAAGGGACCTAAACAGAAAAGCAGGCTTCCCTCCCCATGTTAATTTTGTTATCAAAGGCGTTACAAATGCCCTTGTGCCGTTTTTAAAAGAGTGTATTGATTTTGATACTAGAGGCATAAAAGTAGTAAGTGCCCCAGAAGCACCAAAAAAGGTATTCACAGATGAATACCTTGAATCAGAAATACTGGGTTTAAAGGCCATAGTGGACGATACAATGCAGGGCGCCCCCGATAACCTTAAAGATGGTATATTGGAATCATTAACAGCCCAGACACGTGCCACATTTGAAACAATGCAGAAATTAGAACAAGAAAGAATTGACGAGAGGGGTAGTAATACCTAATGTTTGATGTTTTAAAACTACTAAAGGATTACAGAATCCAGTACAGGCAGGACAGTTCTGGGTGGCTTAATATCTGTTGCCCCTTTAGGCTCAACCATAAAGGTGGGGATACAAAATACTTTGGTGGCTTTGATTTACGTACAGGTGGGTATAATTGTTGGTCGTGTCAAGGTGTTTCAAACCATAAGGTAATTGCGGAACTACTGAACATCAGCAATGGGGAAGCATTTGGCTTACTGCAAGGGTATGGTGGTGGTGTGTATATGCAGTACCATAAGGAAAAACGCCAAAATGCCACAATTATGCAAATGCCAGGGGCACAGGAACCACGCCCCCAACACACAAAATATATTGAAGGCCGTGGGTATGATTTCAAACACCTCACTGAAAAATACATGTTGCATTTTACCCATGGGGGTGATGAACCCAAATGGCGCCAAAGGGTAATTATACCTATTACCTATGGGCACCGTGTAGTTGCCTACCAGGGCCGGGATGTAATAGACCGTGGGCCAAAAGACCGTTGGATGAGTGCCACACCCGAAGAAAGCCTGATGCATTATAAGGATGTTATCTATGGAATTGATGATTGGCACAGTAAAACCGTGGGGGTTGTGGAGGGCGCTTTTGACGTGTTCCGCATGGGTAAGGGGATATGTACCGGGTTTGGTAGTGCACTTACAGACAGCCAGGTAACAAAGCTTGCTGAACGCTTTAACAGGGTTGTATTCTTATTTGACCCAGGTGATGAACTTGCATGGGCCAAAGCAGGGAAGCATATGTTGGAATTAAAAAGCATGGGGGTAAATGCAGAGCGTGTGCGTTGGGCCTCGAAATTAGATCCAGATGAACTGGGTTTTAAAGAATGTCGAATACTTAAACACCAATGCGGGATAAAATAATGGAAAAAACATATACCAATGAAGAGTACAAAAAGGTATTAAAGCCTTATAAAGAAATAAAAAAACTAAAGGCACAATTAAGTAGACTTGCCATTATAATGCAAAGGCAGATCATTATGCTACAACATGCACAAGCTGGTATAGATTTCCTTATGTGTGAAGAATTTGATAATTTTAACAATAACATAGTAACACTAAGGCAAATTTGCCTTTTACCAATGCAAATGGGGCGCCCAGTAATGAAGCCCCATGCAAAAGAACTTGCTGCAATGCAAAAATATTGCAAATTACGTGTTAAAATGCTACAGCGTGAAATTGCTAAATGGCAGAAAAAGAAAAGGTTCCCAAAATGAGCCTTTTTAACACAACCCCTAAAGTAAGTGAATTAGAACAAGTACGCTGCATTATAGCTGGTGGGCGTGATTTCACAGATGCTACTATATTATGGAAAAAGTGCTTTGAGTTATTTGTATTAGGTAGGTTTTTAGATACCATTGAAATAATAAGTGGTGGGGCAAAAGGGGCTGATAAATTAGGTGAAAAATTTGCAAGGGTGCATAAAATTAAAATAAAGAAGTTCCCAGCTCATTGGCAAATTTTTGGCCCTGCAGCTGGTGCCATTCGTAATGCTGAAATGGCAGAGTATGCCAATATGTTAATTGCATTCTGGGACGGTAAAAGCAGGGGCACAGCACACATGATTGAAACAGCCCGTAAAAAAGCCTTATTGTGTATGTAGTAAACTATTAACTTTTTATAATATGGGTGTATGGCAACAGTTGATTTAAATGATAGGTGGGCAAGAATAACTGAAGGTAAAATACAGTTATTTTCACCCTATGACCAGGAAATGGTTGATGATATTCGGAAACGTAATAGGAATATGCGTCTACGCCCACCGGGTACTGATTTAGTATGGGCATGGTGTGCAGCAGCAGGTTGCTGGGAGTGCCCTGATATACCTGAAAACCGTGAACTAATAGATGAGCCACTATATGCCTTTGATATTGAGGGTGACGGCCCAGAATTTGACGAAAATCCAATGGACAAACCATGGCTCAAATTAGACCTTGGTAAAATAATGGGGGCAAATGGGCTTCCACCTTGGGATTTCCAATATGAATGCCTGCAGTTCCTTATGTGGCGCCACGGACGGGGCTTTCTTGGCCTTGACATGGCATTGGGTAAGAGTATAATTGCTGCCCTCTTCTGTAAGATGAAACGGGCACACATGCCATCAATTATTATATGCCCCAGCACATTAAAATTACAATGGGCAAAATATTGGGGTGAATGGGTAGGTGCCCCGGTTACCATATTAAGTGGTAGGAAAGGCAGGCCACTGGAGCGTGGTATGACCTACATAATTAATTGGGATATACTTGGGTACCGAAAAGAAGAAAAAAAGCAAATAATGAAGCATGGCAGGGAAGTAACCCAAACAGTGAAAGTTGTGCAAAAAGACAGTTGGTTTTATTTCATAAAGCAGGCAGGGTTTAAAACTACAATTGCGGATGAAATACAATACTGCAACAATGTTGATACTGTGCGTGGAAAAGCCCTTAAGGAAATAGCGCAGGCAATACCTAATTTTATCCCTTTAAGTGGTACACCAATAAAAACTAAACCAAGCCAATTTTGGTTACCATTACACCTATGTGATGACAGCAGGTTCCCAAAGCTTTCTACATTTAAGCGTAAATTTTGCAAATTAGAACATACAGGGTATGGCGAAAAAGAGTTACCTGGGTGCAAAGATCCCAAAGTATTACATAATGCAATAAAAAATGTAATGATACGGTTCCGTAAAGAAGATGTACTTAAAGACTTACCACTTAAAACACGTGTAATTGTGCCTATGGAAATAGATACTGCTGAATGGAAAAAGCGGGTTGCCCTATTTAAAGAAGAAACAAAGGGGCTTGATAGAACTAAGGCCATTGCAATTGAAGCAGCAATTAAAACACTTATGAGCAGCGCCTTTGATGTTAAAAAAGACTCTGTTATGGCCTGGCTGGATGAATTTAAGGAAATGAACCCAGGTAAGAAATTAGTTATTTTTGCATGGCACCGTGCAGTTGTTGAATACATCCATGAGTATTATAAAAAAGAAAGTGTGTTATATTATGGGGGTATGTCCAACCCCCAGAAAGTAAAAAGCTTTGAAACATTTTTAAATGATCCACATTGTATATTTTTTGTGGGGAATGCCCAAAGTGCAGGAACAGGCCTTGATGGCATGCAGCACGTGTGCAATACCACAGTATTTATTGAAATAACCCAAAGCCCTGCAGACAGTGACCAAGCAGAGGACAGGGTGGTGCGCCCCGGGCAATTGAACCCAGTAACATGTTTCTATTTGCCTGCGGATAATACTATTGATATGGATATAATGGAAAATTGGGACTTAAAGCGTGAAATGATTGACCAGATAGTTGAAGGCAAGGAAACAAGTGACTGTGATGATTTACTCAGTGCGCTATTCCTGAAGTATGCGGGCCCCATGCAAAACAGTAAAGCAGGTTTATTTTGAATATAGAACGTGACACAGGCAAAAATTATGATGAGGAACGCCTCTACTTATTCCAGCTGTTAACCAATACTGATTTATTACGCAGTTGCCGGGATATATTACGCCCTGAATTGGCAAGCAACAAATACACAGAGCACCTGTTACGCTGGCTTTTGGAATATTATGATGTTACTGGTGTGGCCCCTGGCAAAGACACCACCAGCCTTTTTGTAAAGCATAAGGACAACCTGGATGAAGATGTTGCCAATAATGTGCAGAAAATACTGGAAAACCTCAGCGGTAATGAAGCAAATTATGCAATAAATAATGTGCCACATAATGCCAAAAATATTGAAAAGTATTTTAATTGGCGTGCCCTTAGTGAATTAGAAAAAAGCCTAAAAGAAGCAAATAAGGGCAAGGATGTGGAATATGCCCTACAGTTGCTGCAGAAATTTAAGCGGGTGGAAAAAACAGAATGTGGGGTGTATGACCCATTTACTGACCATAAGCAAACAGCTGAAAGCTTCAACCTGGAGGAGGATAGGCTGATAAAGTTCCCTGGTGCCCTTGGTAATGTTATTGGGTGGTTCCTCCGTGGTGATCTTATTGGGTTCATGGCTCACCAGAAAGCAGGAAAAACATGGCTTTCTATTTTCCTATCTAGCTTTGTGATTGATTCAGGGTTCAAAGTCCTTTATTTCAATTTAGAGGTCACGGAAAAACAATTCCAAAGGCGTATTTGGCAAAACCTTAATGCTATGCCCAAGGAAGCTGGTATAAAGGTTAAATTACCCCATTTTACGGATGATGGTGATATTGAATGGGATGAAACCATAACCAAAGATGAAGACCTTATTGTGGATGAGGAAAGTATAAAAAAACGTGCAGAATCCCTTAAGTTGCAGAAACGGGGCCGTATCAAAGTTGTAACCATGAAACGTGGTAGTGCTACTTTAAGCAAAATACAAAGTAAAACAGCACAATTGGAAAAGGAACTAGGTTTCGTGCCTGATTTAATAGTGATTGATAATTTCGATGTGGTGCAAATAAAAGATGCAGAAGAAGAAGAGAAGCTTTGGATGCATGCAGCGGGTTGGGCCCAGGAGGAGAATTACTGCATACTTACACCCACCCAAGGCAACAGGGACAGTTATAAGAAAAAAGGGGGCATAAAGGCCCTGGGTGGTAGTTACCGCAAATGTTCCCATGTGGGTAAAATGTTCATGCTCACTATGTCAGAAGATGAAAAAATGAATTGCTTTTGCCGTGTTAAACTGCTTGAAGGCATTGATCGTGATGATGGGCCAGCAGAAGGTGGTGAAGCAGTTGTACTGCATGCATTGGGCCTGGGCATGTGGCATGTGGATAGTAGGTATATTAATGAAACCCAAATAGGTAAACAAGAAATGCTTTCCTGGGGCAGTAAAGACGATTAATTAATTATTTTTTAAAAAAGTATTAGGAAGTAGGTGTCTTTTTGTATATATTATAAGTAAGGGCATAGGAGGACAGGATGAAAGAATTTAAAGAACTACCAGTAGCAATGCAAAATAACATAAATAACCTTGCTGCGTCAATGGGTGTAACAGCTATAAATGCTTATTCTCTTATTACACTTACCATAAACGGTATGGAACAGGACAAAGTGGTTGACTGTATTCCTGCTATGAACAAAGAAGAAAAAGAATACATATGTGAAACATATATGTGTTGTGCAGTTGAGCGTTTCACTAAATTTAGTGAAAACTTCCAGACTAGGGCCACCATGCGTGAAGGTTTTGCTGCCTTGGTTTACAACAAAATAAGCACAGGGGGGGCAGGATGATTAAGAAAATAACAATCAACAAACTGCAAATAGAAATATTCAACCTTGTTGCTGGCCTTACCAACATGACACCTGATGAAGTAGCAAAGGATTGGTGTGTGTGTCCCAACCAAGCTGCTAAATTTAGGGCCTGGTTTGAAAATAAAGAATTGGAAAAATACAAAGTGCGGTACAGGGTTGCAGGCAAAACAAAAAGGGAAGAACAGCTAATCACGTACCATGAACTGAAGTATATACAAAGTATGCCCTATTATTACTGTGACATAATGGCATGCAGATTAAAATAACAAGGGGCCCCGGTGCAACACTCCTTGTGTTCCTCCCTCCTGAGTTGCACTGGGGCCTGATTTTACCCACAAACCCAAAGGATATATATGAATAATATTAAGAAAATAGCAAAGGCAACAGCACGCATGGGTGCCAAACAGAAGCCATTTAAAACCTTAAGCAGTGCTGAACGCAGCATTCGACGTAATGTAAGGCTGGACAAAGATTGCAAAAAAGAAGCGGACCGCATTAAAGAAGCAGGCCGCACCAAAAAGGGAAAGAAGAATAAATGATTACCCTTGCAAGTAGCAGTTTTGGTAATAGGTATAACTTTAATTATTTATACCTATTACCTATTACCTTTTTTAATACCTTATGTTACTTTTTGGAAAAATATTTTATACTTAAAAGTAACACCTTTTACCAGTTTATTTCTATGTCATATGATAAAAAAACTAAAATTCAGGCACTTGAAGAAGTGATGCTAGGAACGGATACAAAAACTAAAATTGCAGCCAAATATGGCATCTCAACAAAGACACTTTGGCAGTGGTGTAAAAACCCCCCAAGGTCAGATGATTCTGCTGTTCCACTCACAGCACAAGAGGTGGTAAAAGAATTCACACCAAGGGTTCAGTATGCCCAAAATAAACCACTAACAACTGATGACACTGATCTTATAAATTTAGAATTACAAGGGGCAACAGATAGCTTATTGGTGGATCAATTAGCCTCCAAAAAAGACAGGGATTATTGCCTGCTCTATGTGCGCAGCAGGGACAGAACAAACAGCTATATGGAAGCATATAACTTTAAAAACAGGGGTACAGCATGGTCTAAAAGCCAGACATTGATGCATAGGCCTCATATACGTGATGCAATACGGCAATTAAATTTATTACAAATTAAAACATTTGAAAGTGATATATTACCCACATGCATGGATTTTTTGCATAATGTGGTTACTGCGGACCTTTATAACTACATGGATGATAAGGGTAATTTGAAGCCTGGTTCTGACTTAGCCCCTGAACAGCGTATGCTCATACAGAAAATTGAAAAAAAGGTAGTGACCTACATAAGTGGATATGATGGTGACAAGCCTATTTATGATGTGGCTGAAAAATGGAAAATAGAATTACCCAAAAAAGACAAGGCAATTGAGCTTTTAGGTAAAATTGTGGGTATGTGGCATGAAAGCAATTTATCCCTTAATTTTACCCAAAATAACGTAAATGTTACCCAGCAGAAAGCAACAGAGGGTATGGAAGTTCTAAAACAAATACAGCAGGGCCGCGACCCATTGCAACAAGGAGACAAAAATGGCTAAATATGTTTATACAGGTACATGTAGCACATGTGGGCACACCCCAGTCTTAATCTTAGGGTGTAACTTTGTGGGGGGCAGTGATTATACCGCTGCATTAAAATGCCAAAAGTGTGGTAGGACTGAAGAGAAAGAAATACATGAGGATCATATGACACAAGAACCAGAAAAAGAAAACACAATGCAAACACCCAAACCAATTGAAAAAGGCCGTAATTCAGGCAACAAGTACCACAGAACCATAGTAAACATACATGGGGTACCTTTGGCTGATGTGGATGTATATAGCGTTTTAATGGCCTTTGATGTAAAAAACCCGGGGTGCCAGCATGGCATTAAGAAACTATTATGTGCAGGCATAAGGGGTAAAGGAAGCGCATTAAATGATATTACAGAATCTATTCCTGCAGTAGAAAGGGCCATTAGGATTGAAAAAGGCATTGAATTAACCCCTGAAGAACAAAATGCAAAGTTCATAATTGATACAACTGTAAAATCAGGGGGGGAAGTAAATACTAACTACCCACCAATAGATTTTGTATCTGGGGAACGAACAGATGATTGATGTAATAGTTTTTTCAATGGCCCTTATAATGGTTTTAGTTATGCTACAGGCCATTTTATCCAAAGGTGCAGGCATACAACACTTCAAACGCTATGGGCGTTATATCATGCTTGAAAGGGCTGCATATAAGGAAAATGGGTACCCAACCAGCTGCATTTATTGCGCCCACCACTACCATTATACAGGGCCTATGGGGCACCGCTGCTATGGGCGTAAGAGAAGGGTGGACAACTTACGCAGTTTCCCCTTTAAAACACCACAGAGGTGCTTCAAATACAAAAAAATGATATCCATTTATGATTTAGGGGATTTGTAATGGATATAACCACCTTAGAAATGGAAATTGCAGCCGCAGATTTCTTTAATATTAGGCGTAATACAATTGTGCCTAATTTGCACTGGGGCCTTGATTTCATGCATGAATGTGATATTTTTGTTGCTTCCCCCACTGGGCAATGTACAGAAATAGAAATAAAAGTTTCAAAAAAAGACATAATTGCAGACAAAAAGAAAAAACACAACCACATAGACAAGCTGAATAGAATAAAGAATTTCTATTTTGCTGTACCAAAAGAACTTGCTGAATTTGCACTTAGCCGCATTCCAAGCCATGCAGGGCTATTAGTGGCTACAAAGGAAAATATAGGGGGCAAGGTTAAGGTACGGTTGAGATGTAAACGCAACTGTGTCCCAGATGCAAATGCCCGCAAACTATACAAAGAAGAACAGGACCAAGTATTAAGGCTTAGTTCAATGCGTATATGGGCAGCAAAAGGCCAAATACATAAGTTATGTGAAGAAATACAGCAGCTAAAAGAAGAATTAAAGAAGGGCTTATTATGACTATAAAAACAGATGTAGTACTTGAAAATTGGAACTGGTTTACACGTACCAAGCCCAGTGGGGCAATAGAAGCAGCATGGGTATGTGGGCACCTAAAGGGGCACCCAGAATTCCCTGAAGACCCCCTTTTGAATAATATAAGGCTAAATGCCCCTTTAGACCTTAAAAATAGGACTTTCCATTTTGGTGGGGTATTGGTGCGTTTTGGTAAATTAAACCTAAATGTAAACCCAAAACTAACAGAATTTATTGAACAGGAGTAAAAAGTGAAACAAATAAAAAGAGTAAAAGTGGCAATATTGGACAAAAAAACACCAAACAAAAATAGCACCCTTTCACATAATAAAAAACATGTTGTAAGGTTGCTGGCAACTGTACCAAATGTACCATTGCTTTTCGATAAGGATAACGTATTCCCCTATGACAAAATACCAAAGGACAAACATGTGGGAAGGGCCCACAATTTCACAGTTGAAAAAAATGTACTTTATGCTGATTTTATCATAAAAGACGACATACAATATTTAGCCGTGAGTGAAGCAGCAGGCCCCCTTTCTGCACGTATGACTACTGAATATGAAGAAGATGATTTAGTGTGCATCATTAATATTTACCTTTATTCTATGCAGGAAGGTGATGAAGAATGGACAGGTGTAATAGAAGGGGAACTTGAACCATACCCAACACCAAAGGCACCACCTGAACAAAAAACAGAAGAAAAATTTAGGAAAGATTAGCATTAGGGGCCATTAGGCCCTTTTTCACCTTAATAAGGGGCAATAAATGCCAAATGACTTTGAAATAGATACAGAGTACCATGCAATAATAAAAGAAGCCTGTATTGCTGCAATGCATGGGCATTACACAGAAACAGAACCAGGGTATTACAAACGCACCATACCAAAAGTAACAAAAGGTAACAATGTACATATAGTGGCATATGAGGGCACAAAACCACCAGAACCTTGCAGCATTTTAAAGTACGAATACTACCTGCAATCCCAACCAATAATTGAAGAACTAAATGATACAGGCCCCTGTATTATTAATATGCCCCGGGTTATATTTGAGTGGGAAAAGCACCCCCGTAATTGGTTTATAAGCCAATGGGCGCATGAGTACACACTGTACAAAACAGAAGGTGGTGTGGAAGTAAAACTAAAATGCAGGCTACATAACCAACAGGCCCATGATTTAATTTATAAAATTGGGCTTAAAAATGAAAAATCAACAACATTCAGAAGTGCATCAACATGGTGTAAGGAGTTTGAATTTGCTACAGATTGATAAATTACCCTGCACCACATGCGGGGGCAAAGGAAGCATTACAGAAGTAGTTAGTTTTAATTTTGGTTTAGTGGCCTTTATTTATGGGCATATACAACAACATAGGGATACCATATGTGAAATATGTGGTGGCAAAGGAGTAGTATAATGGATGTAGAAAGCATTGAAACAAAGCAATATCAAGTAGTACAGGTACAGGGTGTAAATATGTTCAGGTATGCCCCTGATGATTGGCGTACACAATACCAAGGGGCAAAAGTGACACCCCCCATACCTTTCACCATAGCAGAACTGGAAGAATTGTACCAGCAGTACCTAAAGAACCATATTTGCCGGGTGTACCCTGCAAAAGATATTAAGGTACAAAAACAGCTTGATGAAGCCCCATCAGACGTGTTCCGCATTGTACAAATACTCCACCATATGAATTATGAAGGTATGCTGGGGCGCCACACAGGGCAAGCAGAAGAAATAGCCATTGCAGAAATGCTTATTAATAAATTTACGGGCACTTATGGGGAAAACAAGTACAAAGCCCTTAAAGAAGCTGTATTAAACAAAAAGAGTTGCAGGGCCTGTTGTGGTGAAGGTTTTATAGGCCTTGACGGTGTAAAAGAAATGTGCCACAGCTGCAGGGGCACAGGGGAAAGCCTGGATACTCTTATTTCCATACGCAACGAATTGAAACATGGGGTATTGTAATGGAACCTACTTGCGTGGAACTAACAGTAATTAAAGAAAATAAGGCAAGAGAACAAAAGCGGATTGATTACTACCAGGGGCAAATTGACAAACTGGATGCAAAAGAACATATTTTAGATAACATTGCTGAAATGCAGAGGATGTATGGGTAAAGAAGAAAAAGGAGTAACTATGAAATATATACTAATCATACTACTATTGCTATTGTCAGCATGTGAAACCGTGGTAGTGGATAACAATGTGGTACCAGTTATCGTGGTACCAGGTGGCACAGGGGATACTTTGTACATAAGGGATACAATCCTGCAGGTGGACACAATTTACAGCGTGGACACCCTTAGAATTATAGAAAGGGATACTATATATGAAGTAATCAATGTAATAAAACTAGGCGGGGGGTAACAGTATGGAAACATTTGTAGGATTGTTAGCTATAGCACTTATAATGCTGGTTACCTTTATAATATGTAAGGTAGAGGATATGTGTTTGAAAAAGAAGCTGAAACCAAGCAGCAAAGACAGAATTATACATATGTCAGTAGTTACCCGGGTGAGAAGGGAAAATTCTAACAATGTACTAAATGTAAATTCAAGTTGCCCAACAGGTGTATGGTATGGTAAGTGCCCCCATTGTGGAGGACCATTACGTACCTACATGGGGATACATGATAGTCATTGTATGCATTGCCGTTGTTTTATAATTTGGCCAGAGGCATAGGGCATGGAAACAATAGCTGGTATTATAGGAATTGTATTCACTGCTTTTGGTTATTTGTCATTTTTTGCATTATGTTTGCATGTAGCTTTAATACTAATAGGTGGCTTGGGATACTTGGTATTTGTGGTCCTCTTTTACATAGTTCACATAGGCATATATGGGGCTAAAATAACTAAAGTACTTTGGGGCAAAAGGCCCTTTGGGCATGGTACCATAAGGACCGTAGAAACTAAGTGGAATAGTGGGACAAATACGGATGTGTAGTCCCTGTTATTTTAAAAAACCAATGGGATTTTGGGGCATGGCATCGTTACCTAAAAGCCCCAAATCCAACAAATTTTAAATATTTGGCAGGGTAACCTTGGGAAATTTGGGGTAACGTATTTAGTAAGGTAACTTGTTATAATAGGGGCATAGGGCCCTAAAAGGCAAAGGAGTAAGAAATGGGAGCAAAAGGCGAAGAACTAACACCAGGCACTATTGATATGGGGCATGGGGACCTACATGTGACCTATGAGACAGAATATAGTAGCATTAGTGATACAGTAGGCATTGCACAGATTGTCAATAAGGAACAGCCTGAAATGATAGGCAAAGTACATGGGTACGGTGGGCATATTGAATTCAACAAATATGACTTGGAACAAATAGTAAAGCACTTGATTTCAGTTGGTGCAATTGATATAAGGGTGTGAAGGGGCTTAAATGTACTCAGACAAGATGACAAAGGCTATTAAGGATAATAAGGCCCAAGTAAAGCAAGGGAACATGGTGCTGCGTATACCAGGGAAGTATAGGGAAGGCATTAAGGAGCTTATGGCACCCAATAGGGGTTGCAATTTACAACAGGCATTGTGCCTAAAGGCCTGTTGTAGTGGCCCATGTTCAGAATGCTTATTACATAAAGAGTATCATGAAGAATTTGAACAATGGAGTAAAGATAAACTGGTCAAAGGGGGCCTGAATGAACATAAAAAAGGCCATTAAGGCCCAAATAAAACATAATGGCAAAGTGCTGCACATACCGGGGAAATATAGCCCAATAGATCTGGCACCAAGTAAACCTGAGTACATTAGGGCAACATTATGCATAGCAGCACAATGTGAGCCCCATAAGGGTTTTGCACATAAATGCAGGCAATGCCTATTTTACCACCAAAAGGCATTTGAACAATGGCAAAAGAAACAATTAGCACCTGGAGGGCTCAATGTTTAATACAAAAAGTTGGAAAATAATAAAACAGTTAAGTGGGGTATTATTTAACCTGGGTATGTTGGGGTTGATATTATGGATGATGTATTTTACTGCAAGCACCACCATTTGGCCTATTACAGCATTTATGGGGTGTATTGGGCTAATTTGTGCAGGAATGGGTGCGGGGCTATTCATAAAGGACTTAATTAAAGAATGGAATAAGCCAATACCAATGGGCAGTAAGGGATATGACCCAGATAACTATGTTGCTGAATGGAATAAGATGCAGGGGACCTTGGTATCAGAGGTCTTGGTTTCCAAAGCGGATTACAAAAGGCTAATAAGAAAGCATAAATTGCCCATTAGTGTGCATGATTGCCTGGATGACACAAGCATCCCAATTGGCACTGTGCGGCTAAAGTACATAATAATGCATAATGGGATATTCAAATACCTGCTGTACATGTATAGGTTCAGGAAGTTTGAAAAGGACCTGAGGGACAATACGCTTGTAGGTATAGTAGTTGAAGTAGTTGTTTATTAGGGGGTGGTATGAAAAGGCATAATGAAGGGCTGCAGGTGGACGAAGGTGTCTGTAATTGCCCCTTTTGTGAAGAAGGCAGGAAAACACATAAAATAGCACGCACCATAGCCTACTGGGCCTGTATAATTGCAGCCGGGGTAGTTGTGCAATCGTTATTTGGGTGGTAATATGGGCCTAGGGAATAAGATAAAAGGGTTAATGGGTATATCAATGGACCCAGCCCCAAAGCAGGCAGGCATAGGGCCTTTGGGTGTTTTATGTCGTATAATGTACCAGGATCAGTGTGAAGCCTCAACAGATACAGCAGAATACCATAGTCCATTTGATGACCCTGAAACAATGATATTCATTGGATACCCTGAAACAGATGCACATTTTAGGCAACGGTTGCAGGCGCATTTAGAAGGTAAATAACATGGCATATGAAGCATATGGAATGAACCTCCAAAACAGCTATTGGTACAAAATAGAACAGGCAATGGGGGCCAGGAAGGAAGAAGCCACAGAGGCCCTGATGGAACGTGATGTCAGGATCAAAATACTGCAACTCATATGGGATGAACCAGAGGTACTGGGGCACATGGTGGGCTTTACCGATGGCACCCCAATGCATGGGCAATGGATTAAGAAGCTTTGGGACAACCTGCAACCAGGGGAAGACAGGAACATGATGGCCCACCGTGGTAGCCTGAAAACCAGTTTCATAACACAGGTAGGCAGCCACAGGGACCTGATATTCAATCCACACCACCGTATTGCTATCTTTCGCCCTGCACAACACCAATCAATTGATATAACCCGGGTAGTACGCAACTGGTACAATTTGCCACCTATTATTGCATTATTAACAGAGGCACCCTTACATTTCAGCCTTAAAGAACTAACAGGCAAAGAGAAATCAATCAAATGGGGGTTCATGCCCCCTGCAATGCGCTCGAGGAAAGAAGGCAACTTAGACAGCTGGGGCATGCTTGGAACCACGGGGTACCACTATGACATAATGGTAATATGTGACATAGCAACAATTGATGACCGCACCAGTAGGGCCAAACGGGAAAAAACCAAGGCCTTTGTGCGTGAAGTACGGAATAACATCAAAGACCCAAATGCAAATGTGCTAATGGAAGGCACCACCTGGCACCCTGAGGATGTATGGAGTGAATGGCCTGCAGACTTCAAAGTAAATGTGTACCAAAGTGGCCTGCGAACAGATGACCAAATAACCAAAATGAAAGACGGTTACATTAATAAAAATGGGGAATGGGTACCGGGGCTTACAGCTGTGGAATTTGGGTGCAACCAGATGCTGGAGCATTTGAACAGCGAGGACCAGATATTTGGTGACCCTGCCTATGGTAAGTTTGTTAATACACAACAACCTTCATACATGCATGTAGACGCCAAGTACAAAGGGGACCACACTGGCGCAATAACATTATTACAAAAGCGCACAGACGGCCTGTGGAGCGGAAGGGGCTGGGTATTTGATAACCATGTGGATGAGCAATATGATTTTATTGTAACTAACTGCATGGCCCACAATGTCCGTGTGTGCTATATGGAAGAAAATGCAGATAAGGGCCTGGTAATACGGGACCTTGTGAAACTGGGCAGGAAGAAACGCTGCAAAACTAAGTTCCGCAATTATAATGAATCCACTGAAAAACACACCAAAATACAAAGTTGGGGCAAAAGGTATTACAACCAAATATTGTGGGATGATAAAATGCAGCACAGTATCAATTGGAGAGGTGGGCCAACTGTGCCAAATGGGCATGCATATATAAACCAGGTCATTATGTACATGGATGGGGAAGACCTGAACGATGGCCCAGACAGCATGGCAAGCCTATTGCGGGAAATATATGACAAAAAGGGCAAAGGTTTGTGGTAAAGGTTTTTATAATAGGGGTGTAGGCAGGTGAAGTACAGTAACCTGATGTACTTATTGGGTTAGCGCCCCTGGGGTTATATAATGCTGCTATGCAGCAGGCTCCCCAGTGCCTTTTTAACAGGAGTAACAAATGGAAACATCAGAAGTACTACTTAAGGAATTAACCTTTGAAGACGGCACATTAGTACACAAATGGCCCTTTGTTCAAATAGAAGACAAAGCCAAATTCTACAGGGTGTACTATAAAGAGCGTGTGCATAGTGATGGGGCAACAGAAGGAATGGGCTTTGATTTTTGCGTTGTGTACTGGATAGGCAGCGGGATACAAGGGGAACATTGGTCTGAAGAAAGTGATTGCCAGGTAGATGTGCATATGTGGGGTAATGCACTATTTGACGGTATACGACATATTTTCAATGGTGATAGTGCTAACAGCGGGTACATTTATTACCCAGATACAGGTGGCATTATTAAGGTTTTTGAGTGCCTGAGGGATTTGGAAACTAAGTACTGCAATAGCCCAGATCATACAAAGGGGTAACAAATGATAACAGTAAACTTATTTTTATTAATGCTTATTGTGGCAATGGTGGCAATGATTATTGTAATGCAATGGCCCAAATCTCCTTCTGTAAAGTGGCCCAAGTACATGGAATGTGACAAAGGGAAAGAAGAAGTGCCTAGCAAAGCCATAGTGCGCCCCCAGGACGAATATGAAAGGGTAAAAAAGCTATTTGATGAAATGACCCTAGTTGAATATATAGGGCCAAATAAGGGGAATTTGGGGCCCATACCAAACCAGCCCTATGTAATAACAAAGTGGAACTGGAGCAATGCACCTCATTATTCCACAGCGGAAATATGCCAAGTACATATGGTGGGACTTAAACGTGTAAGGGATGCAGGCAGACATTCAGTACCAACACACCAATTACAGGAATGGGGGGACAAGAATGGTAAAAGTAACAGTTAAAGATGGTGGAATACACAAATGCACACGAGTAACCAGCATGGGCATACGTGCGGAGCATCTAGCAGTAGGTGGGCATTTGATCAATCTAGCCCAAATTGACACAGTAGAAATGGGGCAGACAGAGTGTAAAAAGTGGCCCCATATACATATGTATTTCAACAACCTATGTATTTAAACAGGAGTAACAAATGAAAGAAGCACCAATGGGCCGTGCCCAAATAAAGAAAGAGCTTATACATGTGAACGCAGGGCGGAATGAACCCCCACGCTATGCAGAAGCAATTTACTATGAACGTGAGGACAAACAGGTCATTTGTTTTTCAACCCAATTAAGTTGCAGTGTGGGTTGTGCCTTTTGTGCATCACCAGGACCAGAAAAAACAGTAAACCTTACAGCAGGGGAAATATTGGCCCAAATCAATTACTTTGGTGCTGATATCAATATGGGCAAAGTGACCCTATTGAGCGTAATGGGGGAAGGTGAACCATTGTTAAATTATAGCAATGTGATGAAGGCCCTGAAATTGGCAGTTAAGCACGAGGCATTCCAGGGGGTAGGGGGTGTTAAAATAGCATTAAGTACCAGTGGGGCAGCCCCTGCAAAAATAAAGCAGTTGGCCAAGCATAACAGATTCTACACCAAATATGACGAGGCTCCTGTGCCATTCAAATTACAGGTTTCATTACACTTTGCTGGTATAGAAAAACGAGTGAAATATATGAAGAATGCTGCATCTTTGCGAGGGCTACAAGAAGCCTTATCCTGTTACACCAGGGACAAAGGTGCCCATGCAGCACCTGTTGAACTTAACATTGCACTTATTGATGGGGTTAATGATAGCCTGTATGATGCAGTGCTGGTAGTGGCAAATTTCCCTGAATACCATATAAAAGTCAGTAAGTACAATATGATTGAACGGGCTGAATTCAAACCTGCAACTGATCAGAAAACAGCTGCATTTGTTGCCCATTTAGATATGGTGGGTATGTCAGTTGAATATCATGAAACAGATGGCAGTGGTATTGGTGGGGCCTGTGGGCAAACCAGGGGCATGCGGAAAAGTTAAATAAGTAACTTTGTATAATAGGGACAAAGGCATTGTGGGCCGCTGCTTTTTAGGCCCAGGGCATAGGGTTGTCGCAACTGGGGGGTGATGGCCCCAGTTAACCCCTTGCCCCATAAGCAGAAAGGAATAATATGAAAAAGAGTAAATTTAAGAAAGGTGACCGGGTGGTTGCTTTGATTAATCAGTATAGAGCTGGTGATGTGGTAGTGAAAGCAGGGCACAAAGGCACCATATTGGAGGAAACTGATGTACCCTTTGTTGAATGGGATAAATTTGTTAATGGGCACTCAGCCAACGGTTTAGGCAAAAAGGGCCATTGTTGGTGTAATGAGGGGCACAACCTTAAAAAGGTACCTTGGTATAAAAAGCTATTAGGTTTGGGGTAATATATGAGCAGCTTAAAACTAAAGACCAAATGGGTAAAACACCCAAAAGTACCTGTGTGGGAAAACAACAAGGGCATCCGCATCCATGTTTCAGGTGGTCTATTAGGTAAACCAGGCACCCATTTCCTTTGTGTTGTGCGGGACCATATGGTAAAGGAACCTTACAGCTATTTCTACAAATTAACGGGTGGCAACCGAAAACGGGCCCTTATGGCAGCAGCTGAGGAAATAGCAGCACCTGGTTCATTCTATCATGCTGTGTTTATTGGGGAACATAGCCCATTGAAAGGTTTTATTGATACACCTGCATTGGAGCAAATATGAGCCGTTTAAAACTAAAGACCAAATGGAAAAAATCAGGGATAGGTAGTTGGTTTAATGCTACCTATACCACCTTGTGGGTGGGCCGCCCACTAGATATTTGGTATCCAAAAAATAGCCCCATGGATATTTGGCATTCAAAAATAACTACTTCGTCCACCCCTTTGCAAATAAATACTAAGCACCCACGGTATTTGCATATGCTCAAAGTAACAGGCTGGAACTACAAAAGGGCAACAATGGGTTATGTAGAATGGCTGATATCAGGGAAAGAACTATGAGCAACAGGTACAAAGGCCGCAAAATGCCCTGGGTGTATAAGTTACAACGGGCAGAACAATCACCATGTATCAATTGTGGGATGCCTGGTAGCCATTTTATCCCACCATCACTTGGGGAAGAAGGTTTCTTCCTATGTACAAAACCAGCCATATTGGAAATGGCGCATAGGCTTATTGAATGGAAAATAGGGCAGGAAAGCAAGAAAGGCCCATTGCCACTTAAGGACAAAATGCCTGATTACTCTGATGCAAGGGGGCCGGGCATAGCTGCTTGGGTAGAAAAGCAATGTAAGGGTATGTCGGTTAGTTATGTGCCTGGGGGTGTATTTGCCTTTAGCATAGGGGGCACAGCAGAAATGATGAATATAAAAGGTACTGTGGAAATATGAAACCAATTACATCTATCATAGGGCTAGAATTTATACCAGGGGCCACGGTAGCATTAAAAAAGGACCAAGAACCAGTGGGGAAACTATTGGACATCTGGTGCTTTCACAATAAAGGGCCTATAGCTGTAGTTCAGTTACCCAATGGAAAAAGGGGCAACTGGGACTTATCTTTATTATTAGTAGTTGAACAAAGTGACAAGAAAGAGGAGTAACCATGTCAGCTGAAATAATTGAACATAAGCATGAAAATGGAAATGTTTACCATACCACAGTTATCTATGATGCTATTGGAACCACGTTGCCCATATTATCAATTATAGAGCAGTACCAAAGGACTATCCCCCCTGCACATATTATACATGTTATCTGTACTGTGGATCAAATACATCCATTCCCAGATTTCGTAGACACCAAAACCAATACCTATTTGGATAAACCAATACACCATTCCGAAAAGTCAAAACAGATAAATTGGGACCGGGTAGCTGTATATGTAAATACACCTGAAGATTGTGCCCAATGTGTACAACAGATAAAAGAAAGCGTGAAACAATTACCTGCTCCCCCAATTAATACCTGGAAGCTTAGAGACATACCAAACCCAACACCTGAGACACCATTTGATAAAAGAAGCTGTTATGACTGCTGCCACATAAGAGCAGCATGCAGCTTGTGGTGTGGTAATACAAAAGCTAGGAAGGCCAGGGGCACATCAATACCCGGGTGCATCCATTGCCCATATTGGGGGCCTGCTTGGAAAATGATAACAAAGGAATACAGGACAGCAGAATATGGTTATGTATCCAAATGGCAAAAGTTTAAGAAATTCCTTTATAACTTATTATAATAGGGGCAGGAGGCCATTATGATAGTAAAAATGGAAGTAGGTGCAAAGGTTGAAGTATTGAAAAACTTAGGGACTAATTCCACTTTTGCCACACAGGAAACAGCGACCAGCAAAGGTGAAATAGTAGCAATAAAGTCTATTTTTTACCCTTATTTGTATGCAGTATTAAGGGCAGATGGCAAAGAGGTTTTAGCCACAGGGGCACAAGTGAGGGTGGTGCAGGATGAATAACAGATTTGGGCTTGATGTAGCTTATTACCGTAAAGAACTAAAGGCACTTAGTGATTCATTGGTGGACAGAACACCAGAGGAACTTAATAGGTACCTTTTGACCATGGCTGGTAAGAAGCCTAGTACAAAAGAAGAGGCAACAGTAACAGTGCCCCCATATGTAAAAAGTGGGTATGCCAAGCTTATAGCAGACTTTGCTGAAGATTTACCAGAGCAGCCAAATGTGGCCAAGGTTTTGAAGCAGGCAAGGTTTACATTATGTACTATTTTCCAGGGGCATAAAGAAAGTATGTCATTGCATGGGTACCATAACCGTGTTTGTGATTTTTTGCATGATTTAGAAATGGAACATAAAAATAGTGAAGAAAAGGAAAAAGAAGAACCAGTACCTGTCTATAACCTAGAAGGGTGGGCTAAAATACAAAAGGCCCTAGCAGAGGATAAGAACTTATCACATGCTATTCTATTCCCAGAAAAGGAACCATGGCGCAATGCTGAACTTAATGCAATGGCCCGCGCTATTGTAGGGGAAACAATACAACCAGGCAGCAAGGATTTCTTTGTTGATTTGGTGTACAAAATATTAAAAGAAGTACAGAACAAGTTTACCCATTAACTTTATATAATAGGGGTAAGAGCACATTGGAAGGTGACATTGTAGTATATATGACCGCAGGAAGGACCAACTCCCAATATGGGCGAAGGAAAGTACTGGACAGGGGTTGGAAAAGCTACAAGCATTGCATTGGTTTAATGTAACCTGGGATGCCAATGCGGGTGCCCCTTGGTACCAACAAGGGGGCGCCTTCCAATGTGCTTTATCATTTAAAGGCTAATATGAACGTGATGTAGCTCAATTGGTGGGGCGCCTTGCTTATAGGTAAGGAAGTAGGTGGTTCGATTCCATCCATCGCGGCTTTTTAAAGAGGATAATATGACCCACAATGAAGCATATGAAAAGTACCCTGAAATAATGGGCATTAATAAACCAGCAAGAATGCCCCCACCTGTTATTTTTGAACCAGCTGAAAATGTTACGACCCTTATATTCCTTGAGATCATACAGGCAAGGGTTACAATGTGTGAAGTGTTGGCCTATGTGCTATTAGTGCAGAAACAGGCCCCAAAGCATCATATTATTTATTTAATGGGCACTGAGTACCAATTCCACCCGTTTGTAGGCTACCACATGTTAAATGGGGGCACAATAGAGGCACAGGACCCCATTTATACTTATGATACGTTCTTAGCTGAATTAGATATGAGCAGGATGGTACTGGCTTCTGTTAGTTGTGGGGCAGAAGCCCATTGTTTCATAGAAAGAAGAATGGAAATAGGGTATTAGATGTCAGAAGAACTAATAATAGTAATAGCATGGGAACAGCTGCACAAGGCCCTTATTGGCTTTCGTAGGAAAATAGGGTGCAATGTACCCATTACCCAAATAAACTTTGATAACATAGTTACAGAGGCAAATAAGGGACTGGAAAAAGAATGCCCCGGGTGTGCTATTGAACAGTTGGATTTCCAGGGGTATTTGAAACATGGGGCTATTAAAGTTAAAAACATGGGCACTGATGAGCAATTGGGCCCAGAATGTGTTATAATAGGGTAAAAGGAGTATAAAGTGGCAGATGAAAATGAAAAAGAAGCAATTGTAGAAGGAAAAGAAGAGGCTATTGATGCCATAATTGCCATAATGAAAGGGTGTAAATGCGATAAGGAAGCAGCCATTGTGCTATTGAAGAGGGGGCAGGCAATCATACTACAGGCCTATGATACTGTTACTGAGGAAGAAATACAAACTGAACTGATACGGAGGGCATAATGCCAAAGTTTAAGAAAGGTGATACAATACGGGTGCATACACCAGATTTAATCAACGCCCTTTGTGCAAAAAGGGGAGCCATTGGTAAAATACACCATTTGTCACTATATGGAGGAGGGGCTTACGTCAAGTTTCCAGGGTACCGAGGACTGCATTTAATTTACAACAGGGAAGCCTGTGTTATTGTGCAACCAAGCACCAGCCCAGCAGCTGCAACAATGATTGTGGGGGCCTGGTAATGCCCTTTGAACAAGCAGATGATGGTGAAATCTGGGAAGATGGCACAATGTACACGGATGACATTTGTGGGGAATGTGGCAATGAGCCTGAAGATTGTGAATGTGATGAGGAGGACTAAATGAAACAAAATTCCAAATTAGAAATAGCCCTGGGTATTGCAATGGTGTTATTTATTGCTATAAGCATGGGCATAAATTGCAGCTTCCAGAATGCAGTGGAAATTGATACCACAGTGGATACAACGCCCACAATGCACCATACAATTAGTGATTTTACTATTTATGATTATAATGTGCAATAAGGTGCGGGTATGAAATTAGTACCTGGGTGCAATTACCATACAACATGGCAAAAAGACAAAGCAATGCGTTTTGTACTTGCCTATGTGGAAAAGGATTGGGCCATATTATTCACCAGGGGCACAAGGAAGTTATTTTGGTGTAGAGTTAAAGACCTTATTTTCATTGAAACAAAGTACAATATTGAAAAAGGTGTTAAAATCCTGGAGCCGGGATAAGGGCCCCCTGTAGTGAGGTGTCACTGCAATGGTCCCCTGTGTTTGAATAGGCGCATAGGGGCCTTTTTATTTTGTATTTTTTAAAAAAGTGTTTGCATTTCCTTTGCGGATTGGTTACTTTAGTAGAAAGGGAATAAAGGAGTAGGGTATGTGTAACATTTGCCACGAAACAACAAATGAGAAAGAGGTGTATGATAGGCATTGTAATAAGGTGCACCCAACATGCCTGGACAACTATAATTTATGGGATGTGGATTCTGCCTATCATTACCAATTTGAAGCGGCTAATGATAAAGAGGCTTTGGAAAAAGCGGCTGCCTTCTTACAGGAACATAAAAGTGAGTACAGGCAGAAAAATGTGGTGCAGAACATAACAGGAACCATTTTATATACTGGGGCACTTACTGCCAAGAATGTACATTATTCTGTGTTTGAATGTTGCAGTACAGTGGGGGAAGTATGATTGAGGAATTTCTTGAAGTAGGGGACCGCTGTAGTGTTAAAGGGTGTACTGGGACATTGGATGCCATTTACAAGGGTGATAAATGCACATGCAAGTGTGACAACCCACCTAATCTTCCATGTTGGTACTGCAGTAGATCTGTTCCTAAATGTGATACTTGTGGAAACAAGCCAAATGGGGGCAGCGTATGAACGCACAGAATGTATCCAAGAGCCTTAAAGGACTAATAAAAAGAAGGGTCAACACAACCCTAATGGAAATAGATTATAGTGCTAAACTAAAGGAAGTGTCCATTAAAACACACCCTGCATTCAAACGCATTGTTTTCACAGGCCTCGGTATGGAAATTGAAAAAAGGGAAGATGGCTGCAATTGCTACATTGGGCCAATACCAACCCACATAATAACCAGGGCAACTGATGTGGAAATACTTGCATGGGCCAAGAAAGACGAAGGTGCAATAATAACCTATTGGGGAAACTATGAGCACAATTAAATTAAAAACTAAATGGGCCCAATGCAAAACAAGCACAGTATGGGAAAATGAACATGATGTAAGGGTGCATATATCGGGTGAACTTATTAGAATACCTGGTTTTAAGCCACAGGAGACAGCGGCCATCGGCCTAACAAAATACAAAAAGGAAGCTGGTTACTACTGGGCTCTGAAAGCAACAGGGGGGCAATACAAAAAGGGCCCTTATGTGTATGGCAGAAGAGTTCTACAAGATACAGAAGTGGCAGGAGGGGTTATGCCCATAATAACAATAATAGATGACCCTGTTCCAATGAAAAGTTGGGATATTGAAACAGCTGCTGGGTTTAATGCCTGCCAGTTGGTACATAGTGCAATTAAAGCAGGGGAATTGCCCATTATGGTAGCAGAGAACTGCCGCAAAGTGCACCCAGCCATACGGGGTGTACGGGGGGCAAGCAAGCCTTTTTGGGTCCAATGTTACCCATATCTAGTTATGGAACAGGTGTATAAGGACATGGAAGCAAAAATGCCTTTCGGGCGATGGTATAGCAAAAAGCTACTAGAAGCAGCAGAAAGGTACACAAATGCCTATATCAATAAATTAATACAAAAACAGGAAGAAGACCTTAATAAATTTGTGTCCCCTGTTATGTTGCAGGTAAAGGAATATTACAAATGACTTTATTCATTTGTGCCTTAGTATTCATAGGGACAACAAGTATTGCACTGTTATTATGGGCATTGTTTATGTGGCTTTGTTCCAAAATACCAGAACGGTTTTGTAAATAACTTGTTATAATAGGGGTAGGAGGAATAATGGATATAAAGCTTTTAAAAGTAGGGATGCATTGCTACGTTTTAACAACGCTGCATGGGCCAACTGACAACAGCATGGGCACAAGCGTGACAAAGTGTGAAATAAAAAGGGTAATAAATAAAGAATACCCATTTTTATATAATGTAGAACGAGTTGATGGTATATGGGCAAAACCCAAAGGGGACCAAATAGTGCCCACTGAGGTTTTGGATGGCTCTGCCCCTAATTCTTTAAGTATTGGGTATCATGTGGAACCTGTACCAAAGAAAGAGCCTCCCCCCGCTGCTTTTGCTGGGCACAAGAAAGGAACCCAGGTTGATTATATTGGCCCTTTGAATTCATTAAGTGGCAGGTGGACTGTGCTTGGGCATGACAAATTCGGAAAACATTTTATCCTCTACAAATTAGGAAAACCTGGTATAACAGAATACAACCCTGATTCTCCCTGCTGCAACAGGGCCCATTCTTCAGAGCTTAAAGTGGTAGAATAAAAGGCCCTTTTTGTTGGATTGGGTTAATTGGGGCTAATAACCCCATTTCTTTTTATAATAGGGGTACAAAGGTGGTTTTATGAGTAACAACGCATTGAATAGATACATGGATGACATAGGCAAAACTCCCCTTATGAGCAGGGAGGAAGAAAAAAGCATAATTACAAAGGCGCAGCATGGGGACATGAAGGCCCGGAACGCATTGATACTAGCCAATATGCGTTTAGTTGTTGCAGTGGCCCTTAAATACAAAACAAAAAGCCTACAACCTGAAGACCTGATTAGCATAGGGGCATTAGGACTTATTCGGGCCATTATTGAATTTGATAACACAAGGGGCCTTAGGTTAATTTCATATGCTGTGTGGTGGATAAGAGCTGCTATTAACCAAGATTTGAATGATGTGGATAATCTTATAAAGCTGCCCAGTAATAATGCATACATAATAAGAAAGGCCTTATTGGAAGTTGATTTAGGGTTTGCTGTACCAAAAAAGGTAGTTGCAATGATAGAAGCCAGGGACCGCATTTTTTATTTAGATAATAATGGGCCAGAAGAGTTATCCGATTTAGGACACAAACCAAAGCCTCGTGATTTAGAGTACAAAGGGTTAGAAGACACTATAGTACAAAAAATGGGGCGTGCACAGTTTAATAAAGAAATTAAGGGTAGGATTGAAAAATTACCACCAAAGCAAAAAAAGGCACTTTCATTGTACTATGGCATAGGGTATGACCACACTTATACAGTAAGGGAAGTGGGGGAAATTCTGGGGTGTTGTAGGCAAAATGTGCATCAGCTAATGAGGCAAGGTCTTACGGGGCTACGTAGGAAACTACCAAAAAGTTATTACCTTGAAAAATTACAATCAATGACAGTAAGTGAATAAGGGGCTAAATGCCCCTTTTGCTTTTTATTTGTTGAAGGGCCAGTTGTAGCCTGTGTTCCCTTATATCTGCAATGGTAACAGATGCCACTGGTATATGGCACCTGCCACTTAGGGGGCATTCACAGCACTTTATTTCAATAGGGTGTAAACAATTACCCTTTTGTGCCTTTATAACATTCAGTATAGTGCTTTTATTTAATTTAACTTCCATTTTGCCCCCCTTTAAATGGTTTCGTCGTTATAAAATTTACCATGGCCTTCAGTAGGCTGCCCATGCTGTTCAATTAGCACTTCAGCAGCTGGTATTTCTTCTTCTTCATTTAGGGGCAAGGGTGCATAGGTACCCAACAGGCCAACAGAAGGCATTCCTAAAAGTTCAATTTCAGATAGTTTCATATTCAGTACCCCAAGTATATTATTTCTATGTCTCTGATCAAAGTGCCTTCCAGGTATAAAAGATCACATGCAATTGAAACACTGGTGTGGTCTTTTGCCACTTCCACACTGTCCCCTGTTGGTATGTGTACCATTAATAACATCTAGGCACTTTACTTATTTAACTGTACCTGTTTAATATATATATAAATTGAAGTATTTGCAAATTGTTTTTTAAAAAACAATGTATTAATATAAAATTATTAGGTATAGTGTTTTTGCATAAAATGGGTGCAACATAAATAGGGGTATAATGTTTTATATTTAAAGTAATAAAAGCAAAGTAGGGTGCATATGTCTGAAGGTATGAATAAAGTCGATATGCAGGTAATGATGCAGCAGGCAATGATGATGCTGGGTCAGATTACTAATAATGACAAACAGCAAGTCAGTGGGGCCTGGGCCGATTTACGTAATGATAGCTGGGCTAATTTCAATAGCGGTATAGGCACATCTGATGACAAATCAGAAGGCAACACATTCACTGCAGGCTATGTTACACCTGGGTCTGTTTTTGAGGCTATGTACAGGCAAGACGGTATTTCTAAAACTATCATAAAGGCCCCTGCAAAGGATGCCACAAAAAACTGGGTGAAAATAACAGAAGACACAGACAATAAAATATTAAATGAACTAAAACGAGTAAAAGCAAAGCAGGCATTTAGCCAATTGGTAATACATGCCCGTAAGTTTGGTGGTGGGGCTATTTTAATCCAAACCAAAATGGGGGACGCCTTAGACCAACCTATTGACCTTAATTCAGCAACAGAAATACAAGGGCTTAAAAATTTCCACCGCTATGACTTTGAGATTTTGGAAAGTGATATTAATAGGGATGACCCAGCAGACCCCAATTATGAAGAAGTTGAACTATTCAGGCTAAGAAAAAGGCATGGTATTGGGTTTGTTGAAATACATAGGTCCCGCCTTGTTATATTAAAAGGGGAACAGTTTGACGAAGTGAACCAGGGCAGTGGTGCAGCCGGGGGTACTTTTAATACAGCTGAAAATGAGTATTGGGGGGGCAGTGTGCTTGAGGCAATGCTTGATGCCCTTGGGTATTATGGCCTTGGTATGAAAGCTATTTCAACAATGATGCAAGAGGCCACCATTGGTAAGTTTCTAATGGCGGGCCTGCAGGACCTTTTGGCAGATATGTCAGACAGTGAAGATGTTGAAACACAACAAAAAGCATGGAAGAAATTCAATGACCGCATTAAGGCCATGGTAATGACCAAAAGTGTGATACATTCTATTTTGCTGGATGCGGAAGCCAAAGAAGATTTCAAACGAGAACAGGTTAATTTTTCAGGTATACCAGAAGTGATGAACTTGAACCAAATGCAAATATCAGGAATGTCCAGTATACCTATTACTAAGCTATTTGGGCGTTCTCCTGGGGGTGAAAATGCCACTGGTGAAAGTGATGCAGAAAACTATAATTCTCTTTGTATTGGGATACAGGAGGATATTGAACCAGGTGTGCAGTTTTTAGTTGACTTAATAACCAAAGGGGAAAGTAAAAATATTGTTGATTTCAACCACCCCAAAATGCCAACAGAAGAAGAACTATTGTCAATGAAGAAAACACAGTCAGAAATTGACAAAATATATGTTGCAGACACAGGAATATTAGGAGCAGAAGAAGTTAGGGCAAGCCGTTTTGGGGGGGAGGAATATAGTTTTGATACTAGCATCCAAAGCGACAAATTACCCCCTGGCACTACTGTAGAAAGTGTTGCTGCAGAGGACGCAATAGAGGTGCAGAAATACCTGGGCACCCTTGAAGGTGTGGAACAAAAGAAACTTGATGAAAAAATAGATTATGTAATCGATGCCCTTAAAATCAAAGGATTCCATAAACTTGATGAAAAAGCGCAATATGACACGCTTAAGGCAGTGGGGCATTTCACAGAAGAACAAATACAACGTATATTAGGCGCCTAAGTAATGGCAGAACCTAAAGATAGTTATTTATTTTGGCCCTTGGTGCAGCACCGGGCCAAAATGTCACCCGGTGCCCGTGCACGCACAAGGGACATTATTTACAATATGCCATGGCTATTCCCCCGCCAGGCAGAGGCAGAATATGCACGCACACTTACCAAGTATTTCCAAAGTTTAATTGATGCTTTCCTGTTATTCGTGGAACCACAATATAATCAGTGGGTTTCTGATTTCAGGGTGGATGAGTACCCAGAGGATTTACTTGCCCTTACAGCTTTTATTAATAGTGTACAGGAAGAAATATTTGGCAATGTAGAAGAGTTCAGAACAGCATACCTATTGAAAAAAGCAACTGAAATAGATGTATTTAATGTTACACAATGGGGCAAATTTACAGGGGCAGTATTAGGGGCTGATGCAAAAACAACCTTTATTGTAGTGCAGGAACCATGGCATAAACAGGTAATTGATAATTGGATTGACCGCAATGAAGAAGTATGGACCAATGTTACCCGTGAATTCATACACAAAAGCACCCAGATAGTACGTGGTGGCGTGGAAAATGGCCTTTTATGGACTGATACAAGGGATAAAATATTAAAAGTGCTGCCAAAGGCTAAAGTGGGCAACCGTAGCAACCTGGCCCGTGCCAACCTTATTGCAAGGGACCAAACAGCAAAGCTTAATGCAGGGCTCACACATAGACGCATGAATGATGCAGCTTTAAAGGCATATGAATGGCTTACAGCAGGGGATGAACGTGTGCGGGGCAACCCTGCAGGCAAATATCCAAAAGCAAGGCACAGCCACTTTATGATGAATGCCAAAGTGTTGCGCTGGGATGACAATGGTGTTATTTCAGACGATAAGGGCAAAACCTGGCGCCCCAAAAAGGGCAGGGAAGAACCAGCCCAGGCAGGTATGGCAATACAGTGCAGGTGCACACATATACCTATTTTCAGGGAGCTACTTTCTGCTGTAGATAACCATATAGATAAGAATCCATTTCTGGCTACTTAACTCACAAAAACAAATTAGGGTAATAGCAATGTAAGTATGTACAAATACTATTTTAAAAACATATATACATAAGGCATAAAAAGTGTAATTACATCTAAAGCGAGCATAAAAATACCAATAGTTCATTAACTATTAAAATATCTTTAAAGTATGGAATTTACTTAAGTTACTGGAGCTTCAAGTGAAAGAATTTAGAGATGGCAACAACAGGCAAATGCCTGTAATCCCTGAAAAGCCAAAGAAAGAACCAGAAACGACTAAAAAAGAGGTTCGTAATGGCTAAAATCAACACCTTATTTAGTACCAACAAAACCACAAAGAAAGTAATGCGCATGGATAGTGCTGATGCACCTTCTTATCGTATTGATACAGTTGACCGTGTTGACTTTATGGGTGGTATTGTTAATATAGGTGAAGAAGTAGCCTGGTTCAACCACATGGGTGATGAGCGTAAAAAATATGATTACGTTCCCCTTGAAAAAAATGATGAAGGGTTTTTACTTGGGCGTGGTGTTGCAACTACAATAGGTGTATTTTCGTATCAGCAAGCAGATGGTTCAATACGTAGGGAATTACGTGCCCCAGAGCATGTGTACAACCCTGAAAGTGTAGCAACCCTTAAAATGGTACCTATTACCAATGACCACCCCACAGTGGCAGTTACAGCCGAAAATGTGGACCAGTTCAAAGTGGGTAACGTAGGTGAAAACGTTGACGCTGACCAAATGCATGGTTTTATATCAACTTCCTTAAGTATACAACAAAAACAGGCAGTACAAGATGTTGAAGGCGGCAAACGTGGCCTTTCTTGTGGTTATACCACAGACGTTGTTGAACGCTCAGGTGTTTGGGGCGGTATGGAATTTGATGCAGTACAAACGAATATAAGATACAACCACCTGGCTATTGTGGATGTAGGACGCGCAGGTGATGACGCAGTTATGAAAATGGATGGGGCTATGGTAATTGTTAAAGTTATTGACCCTGACCCTAATACCAACAATAAACATATAAAAACAAAGAAAAAAACAAAAAAAGGAGACAGCATGGAAGATGAAATTACTCTGGACGGGATGACTTATAAAGTACCTGCCCATGTGAAAGTTGCATTTGACAAAGCCGTTTCTAATGCCACTAGTGCTGAAGCTGCAAAGCAGAAAGCAGATACAGCATTGGAGACAGTTACTACCGAAAAAGAAGGGATTCAAGGCAAACTTGATGCAGCTGAAAAAGAAGTAAAAGAGCTTACAGGAAAACTTGATGCAAGTGTACCTAAAGCAGATATTGCAACTTTTGCCGCAGCAACAAAACGCATTGATGATGCAGTTGCTAAATCTAAAGCAGTTGTTGTAGATGGTGCAAGCGATCTTGACAAAAAGAAAGCTGTTATTTTAGCATTGGACAAAGATGCCAAACTTGATGAAGCTGAAGAAGCCTACATCAATGGGCAATTTGATTACATGTGCAAAAAACTTGATCAGCTTGTAAAAGCAGATGAGACTAATACATTAGTGCTAAAACCAAGCGCTGCAACACTGAAAGTAAAAGTAGATGGGGAAGACCAGCTTACAGCTGAACAAAAACTTGACGCCAAACTTGCAAAAAAATGGGAGAATAAATAATGACTATACCTAATGGAGAATGGGGTTACATGGAAAGAGCACGCGCAGGCATGCCTTTTGGAACAGGCCCCAAAGAGTTTATTAGTCGCAAAGTAATTGGAACCAGTGCAATCCCATTTGGGCGTGGTGTTTTTGGTTATGAAGGCGATGATCAGTTTGTGGTATTACCCAAAACTGACACAAACACATTAACCCTTGATGGCGTACTTGTTACAGCCAATGTGTACACAGTTACTGTGAACGGTACTGATTATGTGGAAACATTTGCAACTGATTCAGCAACCACATTGCTGGCACTTGTGGCACAGCTTAATGCTGTTGTTGGTATTGTAGCTACTCAATCAAGCCTTATTACTACCATTACCACAAAAGGTGTGGCAATTGTTGTAACTGGTGTTGTAACCCTTGGTGCAGGCCAGGCAACAGCTACTGCAGGAACCCCCGCCATTTCAGGTGACCTTGTTTATTTGGGTGTAGCTACTACATTACAAAAGCAAACACAGGCTCCTTCATTTGCAGACGCAAGTTTTGCACCTGGTGCAACTGAAAATGACCCAGGTGAAACAGTTTCTATTATGACCCTTGGTGGTGTTGTTGTTGAAACAGATGGTGGTACTATATTGGCACAAACACAGCTGAACGTTTTGGACACTGCTGCTGGGGTTGGTAAATTTACTCCTGCTGCAACTTCTTCAAACAACCAATTGGTTGGTGGCCATTATTTGGAAGACCCAGCAGAAACAAACCTCTTTGTTGCCCAACTTGATGGCAGCATAACTGCACTTTCTTAAGGAGAAATGAAAAATGAACGTATTAAATCTTGACGCAAAGCCCTTTTTTCTAAGCAAAGGTGCTAATGTTGCAGATGTTGCAGGTTTCGCAGAAGGAACCTTTAAGGCAGACGCAGCAGGTACCCTTGTACTTGATGCACAGGGGCAGGTGTTTTTCCAGCGCCAATTGGAACTAATTAAAAGTGAAACTTTTGACTTTGAATACCACGAGTTAAAAGCGGACATAATGATTCCAGTGGACACTGAGGGTGACCTTGGGGTTGAAACAATCACATACCGCAGGTTCAGCAAACGTGGCTATGCAAAAATAATTGCCGATTATGCAACTGATATTCCACGGGTTGATATCCTTGGGGAAGAAGTTACTGTAACTGTGAAAACAGTTGCTGCTGCCTATGGGTACAACATTTTTGAAATTGCACGGGCACAACGCGCAGGTGTGGCACTTACTTCACGTAGGGCACAGACTGCAACTGATGCAATCATGGAGCGCCTTGACCGTGCTGCATGGTATGGTTCGCCTACTGATGGCCTCCAGGGCTTCTTTGATTTCCCAGGTATTTTGGAATATATTATTCCAAATGGTACAGGTGGAAATCCTGAATTTTCAACAAAAACATCTGCTGAACAACTGGAAGACCTTAATGGTAGTACTCGTTTGGTTAAAACAACCACACGGGGCAAGCGTATTGTGAATCAGGTAATAATGCCCATTGAACAGCATGACATTATTTCAACCAAACAAAATAGTGCAGCTTCTGATATTTCAGTATTGCAGTATTTCCTTAACACACACCCAGGTGTAAGTGTTGATTGGGTTGAAGAGTGTAAAGGTGCTGGGCCCCTTGGTGAAGACATTATGATGGCTTATGTAAAAAGCCCACGGAACCTGTATCAAAATAGACCTGTGCCAATGATGACACTTCCACAGGAATATAAAAACATGGAATACATTGTTACGCAAATTGCGCGTACTGGTGGGCTTTCTATGCCTTTTCCACAATCAGCTGTGAAATCAGTTGGTATTTAACCCCATAAAAGGATGGCATTCAAATGGGACAAAAAGTAATAATTGAAAATAAAAAAGCAGGGCATGGTCTTATAGGCCTGCCTGCTATTAATGTTAGAGTTGGTACTGCTGGTAAATCAAGGGTGAAAGCTTTTAGTTTATATGCGGGGCACAATGAACTTCCAGTTGAAGTTTGGGAAGTTGTGCGTACTTTGGCACGTATTCAAAACCTCATTAAAAAAGGGGTGCTTATAGAAGTAAACCTTGATGGAGCACCAAAAGCACCTACTGCGGATGAAAAAAACAGAATACTCACACTTGATGAGTTTTTTGCTGGAATTGAAGCAGGTGAAAATGGGGTACGACCTGAACATGGGGGGCACTTCCTGGTAACACTGGATGAAAAAGTTAAACCCAACCAATTACCTACAGGGGGCATTCGATCCTTTCGCATAAAAGCAAGTTCAGAAGATGCTATTATAGTGGCCTATGGTGAATATGTTATTAAAATGGGTGGAAAACCAACTCCAAAAATTAAGGTGAAAACCCTTGAAAGTATGAATTTGGAAGAAGCTACTGAAATAATCAAAGATACATATAACCCTAAAAATTTGAAAAATTGGGAAAAAACACTTAAAGGTGCAGACCTTCGAGTGCTTGTTCTTAATCAAATTGAAAGTATCAAGAAATATGAAGGGCCTAAATCGGAGATTTAATAAATGGCGACTACTGCAGCAGAATACCTTAAACTAATAGCACCACAATTTAATGTGCGTGCCAATTGGTTCAGCCTCAGCACAGCTTTAATTACAGGTAATGTAATTAGTTGTACTGTTAATGGTCAAACTGCAATAGAAACCTATGCTAGTTCTTCAGATGAAACCCTTGATGCACTTGTATTAAAAATCACTGCGCTCCCAGTTGTAAGTACTGTGGTGCGTAGTGGTTTGGTTATTACTGTAACCACTGTACGTGATGAAATCTTACTAAGCGCTGCGGTAACCCTTGGCGCTTCGCAAGCTGTTATTACAATTGGGCCGATTTCACTCGAGCCTCAAGCCAGTTTTTTAACGTTGGCTACATTGCAAACACATACCAAATGGTATCAAGTTAAATATGAATATGCTGTGGCATTACGTGCTGCACATCTTTTAACATTAGATGCACAGCAAGCACAACAACTCAATCCAGACGGCACTGCCAACCCAAGTATTGGCAATGGGTCTATTACGAACCTGAAACAAGGCGACTTGGCCTTGGCCTTTGGTGCTATTTCTGAAAATACACCTGGTGCATCCCGTGCTGCTGTGAAAGCTGATTTAAGCCGCACTATACATGGAGTAACATTATTGGGCCTTAAATACCCTGCAAATTTTACCATGATGTCAACAGGGAGCATTGGGCTATGAGTGTTAAAATTATTGACAAAGGCTGGAATAATTTTGTAAAAGGGTTGAAACAATCCAAGCCTATCACTGTTACTATTGGGCACCATAGTGATTCAGGTAAAACTAAAGATGGGAAAATTGGGCTTGCTGAATTAATGGCAACTTTTGAATTTGGAAGCAAAAAGAATAATTTGCCTGCACGGCCTGTTTATGCCACTACTTTTTCTGATAACAAACGTACAATAATGAAAACCATTATTCTTATACAGGCAAGGATGGCATCTGGGCAAATACCTTTGGCAGTGGGTGTAAGAAGAATAGGGGAATTTTATGTTAGGCTATTAAAGAAACAATTTACTAAACGTAAATTTGCAAAGTTAAGCCCTAATTACAAGAAACGACCTTCGGGCCAAAAGGTCACATCTGCTTCAATTCCTATGATTGACACATCTGGTTTACGTAATGCCATTGACTATAAAGTAGGCAACTTATGAGTTTACCTTATGCAACCCCTGTGCCACGCAGGGACTATGTAATAACCAAGGTTAAATTGGACCTTACTAAAACATGGACACAAAGTACTTTTTCAGGCAATGTACAACCTGCTACAGGGCGTGACTTGCAGGAGGCACCAGAAGGCAATTGGTCAACAGGTGCTGTTAAGGTTTACAGTAATATAGAACTCAAGGTAAAAAAATCAGGCCAGAGTGGGACTTATATTAAGTTTGAAAATGATTGGTACGAATTAGCAGCTAAATTACCTTATGTTTCCGCTGGCCCCTTTATTGCTTTAAAGCATTATAAGTACCTGGCAGCCCCCCGCACTAATAAAGAGGTGGGCCTATGACTACCCTGAATGAAGTAAAAAATATAATGTATGATTGGTGTGAATTAGTGCTTAATTCAGGGGATTTTTTGCCTGCAGTAAATGCACCACTGGCACGTAGTTTTTCCAATGAGGGCGTAAATGAAGAACGCCACATTGTTATTGGGTACACACCGGGTACCTGGGAAAGCCGGGGTTTAAGACCCATTGAATTAGGGGTTGATTCTGACTTTGATTTCGAAAATCCAGCAGTGGCCCCCACATACAGTACAGATACGCATATAACACCAATTGATGCCACTGTAGAAATAAGGGAAGTGAATGGGGACGGTTCATGGCTTGCCATTTTGCAAAAAACAATTTCAATACCTGCAGTTATAGCTTTATTTAACAGCCACTCAATGGGGCTTAAAGGTTTCGCAGGGCCAATTCAATCAATACCATATAGACAAGAAGGTTCATACCATGAAGAATCTATTTTAAATGCTGAATTGTCAGTAATGGATTCAATAACATTTGATCAGGATTTTATAGCAAGTGCCCAGGGTAGTTACTTCGGTACAAATTCAGCAGGGTCTACTATAATATCAGGAACATTTTCAACAGATGATGTAAATTAACAGGAGTACAAAATGGCAGTTATAGACAATATAATTGATTCAAATATAACAGGGGATTTAGCACTACCAGCAGCTGCCAATTTTGGTGTAGTTATGTTGGTTAAGCAGTTTGCTCCTTTTGATACCACAAAGCCTTTTATTGACAATGAATCAAGGCACCGTGAATATTTTAATATTGATGAAGTACAGGCAGATGGCTGGGGTTCAACTTCAGATGTATATCGTGCAGCTTTGCGTTTATTTGCACAAGACCCAAACCCTGGTAAATTTGTACTAGGGCGCAAAGATTCGGGCGATGCTGATTGGCCTGCTGCACTTGCAGCTGTACATGATGAATATTCAGGCTGGTATGGCATGGATATTGTGGAAGACGCTGGTTGGGACACAGCAACACGTTTTTCTAATCTGAAAGCCATTGCAGAATGGGTAGAAACAAAAACACGTATTTTTGGCCATGGCACAGCTGATGAAGGCTGTATTAATATTACTAGGGCAGCAAGTGCAGGGTATCACATTGGTGGCACAGCAGGCACAGTAGCAGCCTTTGCAGTTATTGCAGATGGTTCATTCGGTATTGAAATTGATGGGGCTGCAGTTGCCCAAATAACAGCTCTTGATTTCACTGCAGGGCCAGTTACTAGTTTAGCAGAAATTGCTACAGTTATTGACACAGCACTTACTGGGGCAACATGTGCAGTAGTTGGTACACGGTTACAAATAACATCTGAAACTTTGGACATAGATTCTGCAATTGAAATTACAGCAGCAGCAGCAGGCACAGATATTTCAATTGCCACTTTGTTCAATATTGCGGGTGGTACAATTGTACTGGGATATGATGCAGGAACTACTCCAGGCACAGATGATTTATTTACTAAATTTGGTGCACTTGGGCTTAGACGCACATTCTTAACCTATAACAAACAGGAACAGGATGGGCAGCATACTGCTGAGGCAGATGTGGAATGGATTGCAATTGCCCAAATGGCTGAAGCCTTTCCTTTTGATGCTGCTTCACAGACTTGGGCTTTTAAAGCACTTGCTGGGGTGACTGTTACCAATATTACAGAAAGCATTATGGCTTTTGTATTTGACCCTAAAGGTGCTACACCACGCAGTGGTAATGTATACGGACGCCTCAAAGGTAAAAATTACACCTGGAAAGGCCGCATGGTTGATGGCACCCCTGTTGATGTTGTACGAGGTGAAGATTGGCAGAATGACCTTATACAAACAAAGATTTGGGGGCTGGTAACACGTACAGCTGATGGGGCACGTAAAGTACCTGCAACAAACCCAGGTATTGCAGAAGCAGAAAACCAATTACGCGCTGCATTAACAGAAGGCAGTGTTTGGTTCCTTGACGGTGCTACTATAGTAATTGAAGTGCCTGATATTGAGGATATACCTGTAAGTGCCCGTGCAGACAGGGACCTTGATCAAATTAAGTGGAGTGGCCGATTACAAGGTGCTTTTGAAAGTTTCAAATTTAATGGCGTTGTTTACGTTTAAGGAGGAATTATGCCTGATCCAGTAGTAAGGACTTATGATTTTAAGAATTATGCAAATGTTTGGGGGCCAATTCTGTTCACAGGGGAAGCAGAAGAAGGTATTACAATTGTACGCCCTGAAGATATGTTTGGCGCTAAAACAGGGGCCGGGGGTGACAGGGAACGTGCAAACTTAGGTAATTTTCATTTAGAAATTACTGTGAACGTACTGAAAACCAACCCCATTAATGACAGGCTTTCAGCTCTTTTCAATGCAGATGCATTGTTCAACACCAGCAAATTACCTTGGTTTACCAAAGACCTTAAAGGTACCTCGCTTGTATCATGCTTACATGCCTGGTTGCGTAAAGATGCGGATATGACATTGAACCGTGAAGGTGATATGAATATTTGGATATTTGACACAGGGCCAGCTACTAAGTTCACAGGTGGTACTATAATTTAATAATCAAACAAGTAGGGAAAAATGGCATTAGAAGACGATTTCAAAAAAGTAACAAGGGATGGGGTTGATTTCCATCTCGAGTTACTACCCGCCCTTTCGGTTATGCGGATTGGCTGGATTTTAACAGGCCCAGCTACAGGATTAACAGAGGGGCCTCTCAATTTATTATACACCATATTTAAAAAAGCACAGTCTAGTGGTATTTTGGCAGAAGGCAAATTACCAACTATAGAGGAATTGCTCACTTTAGATATAGATTTCAAAGAATCATTAGCTGATATTATTAAGGGGTTTAAGGAATTCACTGCCTCCCTGTCACCTGATGAATTAGAGGGGTTAATGGTTGCCTTAATGAAAGGCACCAGTGTTTCAAGAGATGAGGAATCACCTTTTTCTATTAAAACAGGGGATGATTTTAACAAGGCATTTGCAGGCTGCCTGCCTGAAACCATGTTCATGATGGCCTTTGAAATAATGAGGTTTAACCGTTTCCCTTTTTTGAGACGGGTGACAGGCGATTCTGGAGGATGGCTGGAGAAAATAAGCTTATTCATCAAGGGATTAACGAACGACGACGAAGAGCAAGAGAACTCGGGGAACTCGGAGAATTAAATGACGAACTTAAAAGTGAATGGGCATTTTGGCGGGTTCATCGTGCAGGCAAAGTCACCCTGTCTGATTACAAAACAATAACCTACCCAGAATTACTTAAACTCAATGCAATACAAGATATGGAAGATGCTACAAAATTAGCAGACGAGGGCAAAGAATACTTTAAGCATAAAGCAGAACAATTAAAAAATAATGCATTAGGAAAATAAGCATGATTCTCCAAGAAATACTCACTAAATTTGGCCTTGTGACAGATAAAGCTGAACTGGCACAATGGCAGAAGGGGGTCGATAAGGCGATTAAAAGCGTGGTGAAGCTTAATAAAGTATATAAAGAATTTCAACAAAGGACTAAGAGGAAATTAGGGAAAGGATTACAGGGCTTAGGTGGCTTAGGTGGACCAAGTGTACCAGGTGGTAAAGGCCCTTCAACACCAAGGGGCCCAATACCAGGGTTAAAACCGATGCAAGAGGGTATTGACAAAGCTAATGAGGGCCTTGGTAAGCTTGATAAAAAATATAAAGTTTTTCGTAAAAGAGTAAATAAAAAAATAGGCACTGGGTTGAAGGGGTTTGCTAATAAGCTTGACAGGTTTTCCCGTGGGGCTGAATTTAAGTTCCGCAGGATATTAAAACCAATGCGCCAAATGGGTCGTCATATACCTATATTAGGCACTTTGCTTTCAGGTTTGACACCCGCAGGCATAGCGGCCATGGCCGCTATATGGGGGGTTGTAAAGGCTGTGCAGGCATTGACCTCTGCTGTCCGTAAATACCTGGATTTTGAAAAAGGCATGAAAAATGTCCAGCGTGTTGTATTGGGTACAGCCAAAGATATGGAGCGCCTTTCAAAAGCATCCCTTAAAGCAGGTGAAGCTTCTATTTTCACAGCAGCACAGGCAGCAGAAGCAGCCCAATTCCTATCACAGGCAGGGCTTAGTGTTGAACAAACTATTGCAGCCCTTCCTGGCACCCTACAACTGGCAGCAGCAGCCAATATGGATTTGGCACAAAGTGCAAAGGCCGCCACTGATATAATGAGTTCACAGGGGCTGAAAATTAAGGATTTAACCCGGGTTAATGACATGCTGGTGGCCAGTGCTAAAAATGCCACACAGGATGTTGCAGGGTTTGCTGCAGGGTTTGCCACAGTTGGCAATGAAGCTGCATTGGCTGCATTGGATATAGAAACTGTAGGTGCAGCACTTGGTATTTTGGCAAAACAAGGACAAAAAGACCAATTGGGTGGTACTCTTTTCCGTAACCTCTTGGCAGAATCAAAACGAAAGAAATTTAAAAAAGCATTAAAAGATGTTGGTATTGACCTTAAGGATTTCATGAATTTGGGCACAGGTGAATTCAAGGATTTTACAGGCTTCATTCAAAAATTAGCAACCCTGAACAAGCAAGATTTATTTGCATTTACCCAGAAAGGTTTTGCACAGGCCTCCCGTGGTAAACGTGCACTTTTATCCCTGGTTAACCTTTCCGACCTTTTTGTTGCTAATTTGGGGAAAATAAGGGATTCATCAGGCATTGCAGAAAAAGCAGCTGCAGTAGCCTTTACAGGGCTTTCTGGCCAGATTGCCTTACTCAAAAGTAAAATGGAAATTGCTGCTATTTCTTTTGTAAAAGACTCGGGACTGGGTGCCATTGCTGAAGACCTTGTTGCAGTATTGGTGCAAATATTACCTCCCTTAATTAAGGGTTTAGGTGCCGTTTTATCCCCTATAGGGGCCATGATTAGTGCTATAACATCTTTGGTGCGCCTAATAGCAACTATTGGAGGTGGGGCATTAAAACCCATTGTAAATGTTGCGTCTGGCTTACTAAGTCTAATAGGTAAATTATTGTCTCCATTTGGCACTATAATGGGCAAAATATTAAGTGGTTTTGAAACAATCTTTACTGTAATGAGTGACCTGGAAGACGGCCCAATGTCGGGCCTAATGAGCCAATTGGATAAGTGGGCTGATGGCTGGTCTGCATGGGCACATAACATACTACGAGAGATTAACCCATTTTTAGAAATGTTAGATTTAGTTATTAATGCGTTCCTATTTGATTTCCCTTTAGCAGCTAAAGCTTTCAATAAAGAACTAAGTAAATTAGCAGAAGATAGTTTCTTTTTCAAAGCAATGAAATTTATTATTGGGGATGTGAGTACCCCAACAAAAGAAGGGGCAAAAGAAACTGGTACTGGGGGCGTGCAAAACCCATTTACCCGCACTATTGCAGATGCTGCAGTAATTATTGGGGCAACAGGGAAAACACTGGAAAAAGCAGGTGACTTTATTACTGCTGGGTTTACCCAATTTGGTGAATTTATAACTAAGAACCCAATGTTATTGACACCAGGTGCAGGTGGTTTTGGCCCACCACCTGTAGCAGGGGAATCTTCCTCTTCTAGTAGTAGGGTAGTAACAGTAGGTGATATAAACACCACAGTTGTACTGCCTGAAGGTGCTAATGTGGAAGACCCTGAAAGTTTTCTAGACCAAATAGGTGATGCTATATCTACCCAAATGCGTGATTTATTTAGGGAGGGTGAATAATGGCACTACCAGGAGAATGGGCAAACTTTTTCCTACCCGCCCATATGTTTGCAGGGAGGAATCGTAAATGGAATATTGATGCCTCTGCCACAGAAAGCACCATAATTACTTTTGATATACTTTTACAAGAATCACATGGATGGAATATTAAGGCCAGCACACACCCAGTTGAACAGGGGCGCCCTTTTACAGATCACACAGAGGAAATGCTGCGTAAAGGGTCTATGAAGGCCTACATTACCAATTTTGGGCTTAAAAGACCTAATTTATTGTTGGACGTTGCTACAGGTGGGGGCACACAATTACTGGGTGGGCAAACTGCAAAAAATGCAGCACAGGATGTTTTTGACCGATTAGAAGCCTACAGGGAAAACGTGGAGCCTGTTAATATTGTTACATCCCTTAAATGGTATAAAGATTACATAATAACCAGCTGCAAGGCAGTGCGCACAGGCAAAACAGGGGAAGCCCAGGCATTTGATTTGACTTTCCAGGAATTCAGAACAGTGCAACTAAAATCAGCTAATGTACAAACGGCACAGGTAAAAAGATCGGGTGAGCAGGAACTGAAAGACAGCGATAAAGCCAAACGAACCAGCCCCAATGCAAATACGGGGGAACAGAAACCCAAACGTCTTTTTAGTTTTAAAGAATATACTAAACGCCCAGACGTTTTCCAGGGGGGTTGATTATGGATATTTTACCAGTATTTCAAAATATTTCATCTGATTTTACCATTAATTTTTTGGTAGAAGACACCCGTATCCAATTAAGATTTATGTGGAATATTTTAACTGGTTACTGGATGGTTAATGAATACTTGGAACCTGATACAGGCAAAAGGGCCACAGGCATCAAAGTAATACCTGAATACCCATTAACTGAAAATATAACAAAAAGTATACAAGGGGCCCTTGTAGTTTTTAAGACAGATAAAAATGCATCCCGTGATATAACATATGAAAATTTTGGCAATGGTTGGGACCTTTTATATTTAACACCTGAAGAATATGAAGAATGGGAGGCAGTAGTTGGCTTATCTACGTAAAGTTATATTAACAGCTGGGGACAGTGTGGATGGGGCCATAATAAGTGACCTGCATATTAAGTTTGAGGTAGTTCGGGACCGCACGTTTAAGGCCAATAATGCCAAAATAAAAATATATAACCCAGCTGAAAGCACCATTAATAACATTTTGAAAGAAGGCAACAGTATTGTACTTGAGGCAGGGTATGAGGACGAGGGCACAGGGGTTATTTACATTGGGCAAATAACATCTTCAATACCAAGGTACCCAGGTACTGATGTTATAGTTGAGATTGAAAGCAACAGTTTACAAGGTGATTCTGAAAAACTGCAGGCAGTTACCCTATCCCTTACTTATGCACCAGGGAACTATTTGAAAGGGGTACTTGAAAATATTGCCAAAATTATGAACCTGGCTGTATATGGTATTGATGAAGTTTCAAAAGTATTGCTACCTAATGGTTATGTATTTACAGGCACACCAAAAGCAGCCCTAAAATATTGCCGGGAAATATTGGAAAAAGACGGCCTAATTGTTTACATTGATAATAATTCGATAATTATTTCTAAAGAAGTAAACCCACCACAAGTTACCACTGTGGAACTAATACCTGCAAGCGGCTTATTATCTGCCAGTAAAATGAAAACAACAAAAGACAAGGGAAAGGAAGACGAGAAAAAGCTTGCAAATAAAATAGTGTTTAAATCCATTTTAAACCCCAATGTGGGACCAAATGTATTTTTGAGCGTTGATAACTTACGGGATATTAAAGGGCTTTATGTGGTTGATAAATGCACTTTTACAGGTGCTAATTTTGGTACCGCCCCTTACACAGTGCGTGGGGAGGCAATTGAAGGATGATGGAACATTATACACTTGCTGATTTACCTACATTCATAAGCCGCATGATTTATGATCTGCATTGTATGGTGCCTGCTAAAATCGAAGAATATAATAAAGTAACAAGGCGCGCAAAAATTACCCCATTGGTTAAATACATCACATGGAAAGGGCAAGAAGTGGAATTAGGTACTATAACTGATGTGCCTGTGTTATTTATTGGTGGTAGTGCGTTTGTAATTGATATTGAATACGTGGAAGGGGATAATGTTTGGGTTGGTTTTGCTGATTATGGCATAGGTGGATATAAAGCTTCTGATGGGGTAACCGTGCCACCTGCGGATGACAAAGCAGCACATAGGCTTACTAATGCAGTGGTAATTGGTGGCATTAATCCAGAAGGCATTGATTTAGCACCTGCCCCTAAAATAGCAGTAGACAAAGACGGGAATATTGTAATAACAAATAATAATGCAGAAATAAGGATGAGCAAAGATGGCAAAATAGGCATTGCAGGTGTTTCAGAAGAACTTATTGCTATTTTGTCTGAATTTTTAGAAACACTTTCAACCTCCACAGTGATAACAGGCATAGGGGCACAACCATTTACAACTGATGCCATCACTAACTTTACAGCACTTAAAACACGATTGGATACAATAAAGGAGTAACTTATGGCATTAAATTCAAGTAATTGTGCAAGCGAAATAGTGACTGCTTTAGAAAATGCAGGTAATTTATCGGGGTTAGATACTGCAGCCAAAAATAAATTGACTACTGATTTAGGCCTTTTTGTGGGTGCTCTATTTGACCATATCGTAAGTAATATGGAAGTTGTAACTACTTTAGATACAAGCCTTAATTCAATATTTACAGGCGGGGCACCTGTACCAACAGACGGGGGCCTGGCTTTGCAAACAGCCTGGAAAACTGCAACAGTAGCCGGGGTTGCTGATGACGCTTCAGGGACGGTGGCATAATGCGTAATTTTAAAGTAGACCCAGTTACTGGTGACCTTGCCAAAGCAGGGGGTAATTTCGTAGTGGTAGAAGATGTGGCACCTGCTAATTTAGCTGCAATGGCCCAAATGATTAATACAGGGCTGCAAACTAATACAGGTGAAATATACCAGGACCCTGATTTAGGCCTACCAATTACAGATATATTAGTACGTAAAGACATTGATTTAGATTTTAAAAACAGCATCATAAAAGAATATGTGCGCAGTTTCGCTTTCGTGAAGGATATTACCAAGTATGAAACATCATATATAGGGGAAGACCATGAACGGGAATTAGTTATTGACATGGAAATAAGGTCCGACCAAGGCGTATTTCCAGTGCAAGTAAATGTAGGGGAAGTTTAAAATGGCCATTATTGACGATTCAGGATTTCAAAAAGAAAGCTATGAAGATTGGCTTATTAAAGTACAGCAGTTAGTTATTATTGAAGATGGACCAGAAGCGGACTTGACCCCTACTGGGCCCTGGGGGCAAATTATTTCTGTTGGAAGCCGTTTAGGTTCCACTAGTGATGATGTTGCTGAAGAGTCTTATTTAGCACGTGACCCGGATAATGCCACCGGGGCAGCGGCTACTAAGCTCGCAGGACAGACAGGAACTTACAGGATACCAGCAACCTTCACCCAGGTAGATAATGGACTACTTAGGGGTAATGAAGGTACTGTGGTGCCTGTGAGTTCTGAAGTCACCCAGGGCCCTGATCATTTACCACCCGAAAATTTAAGGTTCCTTTTAACCGAAACCGTTACAATTACAAAAAGCGTGTGCCGTAGAATAATAGTAGAGGCAGATGAAAACAGTGGCGCAGGTTTTACTTATTTAATAACTTTGGATACTATATTGTACACCTTTAC